GAGCAGAAACCTCGGAACGTGATAAGCTGCGCATGATAAGCACTCGGCTCACTGAGAACCAGATCGCAAGCATGGAGAGCAGCGCAAAGGCATTGGGCATCTCAAAAGTCGATGTTATCCGCATGGGTATCGAGTGGGTAGCATCCTACGTTGAGAACATCAAGGCATAAAAAAATAAGCTACCAGCCGCAACCACCACGAAGCCACTGATAGCTTATCCACATCACGAAACGAGAACCTGCAACCACCAAGGGGGCAGTCTCCCTTTTCGGAATCTATTATACCAAAAAGGGCTGCTCTCCGCAAGAGTTAGGAGCAAAAAGCATGAACTTTCCGACGAAAACCGAAGAATTTCTGAAAACCCTCGCCCACGGCAAAGAGCCGACCAGTGAGGATAGGGAGTACGCAGAAGCGCTGGGTAAGCTGTCCGAACTGAACTACCGGGCAGGGTACGAAGCGGGAGCAACCAAAAATAAGGGCTGAGTTTTGTGCAAAACGTAGAAAGTGGTTTGTCAAGATGAACGAACACTAAATGTAGTGTTTCGTGGGTCTATTTCCGCTTGACTTTACTACATTTTGCAATTAAACTTAATGCACCTCAAAGAAAGGAGATGAGAACATGGCAAGAAGTCCCTACATCGAAGCATACCGCCATCAGGTAGCCGTTGGCTTTACTGATCGTCAGTATGAGTTGCTGGTGGAGCACTGCAAGAAGTGCCGCGTATCGCTGTCACAGGCCGTCCGAGATGCCTACCTTGAGAAGTACCCCATGCCTGATGATGAAAAAGAATAAGACGCTCGCTAAAGTTTGCCGACCACAGCGAACGTCTTATGAAACACTCAGAGAGTATAGACCCTCTTTGGGTTATTATACCAGAGATGGCCTACTCTCGCAAGATAGAAAGGTCAAATTTCTATGAATAATAATCTCAAAACCATCCGAATTTTCTCCGAAGATGTTATCCCTGTGTACGACACCGACACTGGCGAAAAGGTTGTACTGGGTCGGGAACTGCACGAAAAGCTCAAAATCAAGACCCCTTATCACATCTGGTTTCCCCGTATGGTGGAATACGGGTTTGTCGATGGCACGGACTATTTCACGGAGAACAAAAATGTTCACCGTGAAGATGGGCGTAAAATGCCACAGGTTCAAATCGACCACATCATCAAGCTGGACATGGCAAAGCACATTGCAATGATTCAGCGGACACCTGAGGGCATGGAGATTCGACAGAAACTGATTGACCTTGAGAAGAACGTGGCAGTCAACCAGTTCGCAGGGCTTTCTAAGGAACTGCAAGCAATCCTTGTGATTGACCAGCGCACCATGAAGCAGGAGCAGCGTATTTCCGCTCTTGAGAACACTATGACCATCGACTACAACCAGCAGCGTGTGTTGAAGCGTGTCGTGAACACGGTGGTCATCAACGCTCTTGGCGGCATGGACAGCCCGGCCTACAAGAGCCGTAGCGTTTCTCAGAAATTGTTCATGGAATGCAACCGGGACATTCAGGACTGGTTCAACGTGAACAGCAGAAACAACGTGCCGAAGAAACGGTTTGATGAAGCTGTCGAGTACATCAAGAAGTGGAGACCGTGCGCAAACTCTGTTATGTTGGTTCAGGTCACGAACGGCCAGACCCAGATGCCCATGTGAAAGGAGAATGGATATGGTTAACGGCGATAAGTACGAAAACCTTGACGAATACATTAGCGACACTCTGGAAAACATGGAGTGGCTTTGGAGAACGCCTGACGTTGGAGAAACCTACAATGGGCGAGTGATCGCTTGCAACGGGAAAAAGGTTGCGTGTGGCTATCTCTCCTACGAAGCAGACGAATACGGCGATTTGAGACCGTACCTGTGCGACAACGGCAAGATTGTCATGCGTGACATTAACTATTGGATGCCGATGCCGAACGTGACCAGTGCATTGAAAAAGTAAACAGCCCATAAGAAAAGCCAGTGGTTAGAGAATATCTAGCCGCTGGCTTTTTGTGTTGTGGATTATTTTGCGAGGTCTGCGTACTTCACTTCTATGCGCGGGAGTTCATCGGTCGTGCCAGTCAACGCTCTAGTGATTTTCTCAAGCCCGGTAAACTCACCATAGACGGTGATAATATCATCTTCCAGAATCTTCACAGCGTCGCCACCACGCTTGTCCAGCATATAATACTCATCATCTGCATAGAATCCGTATCCGCTGTTATCGGTGTAGGCTCTCCATGCTTTCCTGCTGCCGGAAAAGTTTGCGCTTACAATCTGTGCAACCCTGACCTTGACCATAACCTTAGTTCCTTTGTACTTATCGGGATAGCGGAACAGTTCCTTGTAATCCATCTGCCGGCACTGCGCCTTATAAGCACCCTCGCTGATTTCAGGCGCAAAGTCTCCGCTATCGCAGCCAACCAACATAATGCAAGCCAAGATAGCCATCAGGACTGCCGCAACGATTCTCTTTCTCATTTTTGATTCTTCCTTTCTTTGGTATGTTGCCTTTAGCTGATTATAGCACAATCTAGGTTCCGAAAGGGGCCTTTTTGTTATTTTTGAAATTTTTGGAGACTTGCACAATCGGATGGGTTTCGTTTTGTGAAGGTGGGTGGATGTTGGTAAGGGGAATCTCGAAAACGCCTTTTTCTTTGAAAAATTTTATCGCGGGCATGACCCACCCCACCCCCGGCGTTACCTGTATGCCCCGCCGGTGGAGACCCCAGCCCCAGCGCACTTGGACGGACTGCACAGCACACGCAGCAGCGCAGGCCGTGCCAGATGCAAGGCAGACTACGCGGGGGCGATCGGTACGGTGGCGGGTGCTGTACTGCCTGCAATGCGTCCGGCAAAGTGTACAATTTCGGACATTTATTTTTATCCATATTTATATGGATATATTTTGCCGAAAGCATTGACAATCCATATATATATGGATATAATATAATCAGTCCAGATAAATATGGACTACAACCACATCGAACCAAAACAGGAGGACAAAATCATGAAAAAGACCATCGACTATACCGCACTTGCAGATACCATCCGCGCCGAACTCAACGCCCGCCACGATCGCAGCGCATGGGATAAGGCCGTCACACTGTACGCTCTCGACCTGCTGGACGATGTGCAGGAAGGTGCGGACAATATGGAGCGCCTGCCCATTGACGGCGCAGAGCTTGAGCGGTGGGCGCTCAACGGTGCAAACTGCTGGGCGCAGTACAGTAACGGCGGTTGCTCCATCTGCTATGATGCTGATATTGCCGCCCGCGTCTGCACTCCGTCCGAACTCAAGCGCACCGATAACGGCATGAACGCCCCCAACAGCCGGGAAACGTGGCTTGACGTGCAAGCCCGCGCACTGCATCAGGCTTGCAACCGTATCCGCACTATCTGCCGCGCCAACGGCCTGTATTGCAAGGGGGTGCAGTGATATGATCGCACTTGACTTTTCCCAGTTGGCAGCCCTCTGGTATGTGGGCGGCATGATCTCCGGTGCATTGGTTATGATTGCTATTTTAAACAGCTGAGGGAGGACTTAAACATGAAAAAACGCAGCTTTACAAGCAACGGAAAAACGTGGAAACGTGTCCCGAAAAATCAGGCATGCGCGGCATATGTGAACGGGTTGACGGTGGCAATTTGCCAGGTAAATTTTGTTCCGAAATACCCCTATACAACAAACCGAAAAAGCCGGGAACGATTTATTATCGATGACATAGGAGCACGGAACGATTTTAACAACGTGGTAGCGTCATTTGAGTATTATAATTGCACAAACGCAAAAACGGGAAAATACGCCGCGTTTTATATGGAGGGTTAAAAATGACTGACCTAGAATGCAAGTGTAACGAGTATCGGGAATATAAGCGGCTTGCAGAACAAGCGGAGCAGATGCGGAACAGCCTGCGGGATGAAATAATTGCTATGATGCAGGGAGCACCGGAGGTTATCGCAGGCGCCTGCAAGGTGATGTATAAGGACGTGCAAAGTGTCCAACTCGATAGCAAGCTTTTGCAGGCAGCGCACCAGGATATTTATGCAGAATGCAGCAAAAAGACCGTTTACAAGCGTTTTAGCGTGGTCTGAGGGGGTACGACAAGTGATATTATCTTGTGTCTTGTTTTGCTTCTGGTTTTTCTCAGCGCTGTTTAAAGCGTCCAAATAAGAAACATTCCACCCGGTCAGCAATGGCCGGGCTTTTCTTTTGCCTTGCATCTGCTGAGGGTGCAGGGCTTTTATTTTGTCCAGATGCAATGCAGCCCATACAAGCGTTTACAGCGCGTTTTGTTCTGTTCATGCAGTTATACAGCTCACACAGCAAAACGGCACACGTGGCTTTACAGGCGCTTTTCATGCGATTTTCCCTATTCCACCGCCCGCGATACCAGACCGACACAAGCGGCTATAATACCACCTGCGACACGTTGGAGCACATCACAGCGACGCAGCACCTCCAGCGCATACCAGATACCAGCGCCACGCCGGACGCTATACAGGACAGCACAGCCGCCCTATTATAATAATGTATATAAGGGCGTAGCGGTGTGCCCCTGTTATAGATCCATGCCAGACGGTGCAACACATCGCAAACCATGCCAGCCCGGCGGGGTTTTGATGTTTCCCACGCCTGGCACTAGCCTGGCACCTGGTTAGCCTGGCATTAGCCTAGCATTATGCTTTCTTCCTGGCACGGGCGGCGCGGAACCATTGGCGGCTACCGCCGCAACTCTTTTCGGGCTTTCGCCCGATAGCTAATAGAGGTCAGCAATAGTCGTAGCGTTCCAGCCGGAATAGTCGTAGCCAATAGTCGTAGTTTCTCCAATAAAATAGTCGCAGAATAGTCGTAAGTCATCAGACAACTAGATTTTGAAAGTCCTATATATAGTATAGTAGCAAACAGCTCACTGATAGTCGTAGAGTAATAGTCGTAGCGTTTTCTTGCGAACCATCGTCAAATAGTCGTGTATTTTTTGTGTGAAATAGTCGTTTGCCTTTTAGAGAAAGAAAGGTGCGATAGTCGCTAAGTCGTCCGACACCTCCAAAAATCAATATGTGTCAAGACACCTGTCAATTCTAATCCCAATCGCATTACCTCAAAATATTTAACCATCGTACTTATTATAATAGTCGCAGATAATTACTCAATCTTTTTAACTATTATTCTGCTTGAATAGTCGCATCATCCAATTAGGTTCGTTCTTCTCCGATTTAATTGCCGACAACTACAATCATATCATACCAACTAACTAGGATTACCCATTTGGCAAATACCTCAATACTTTTAACTATCTAACAAGACTATCCGACTGGTCAGTCGCTTTCAATTTGTAATCAACCGCTCATACAGCTATGCAACATTTCTACATATTCAACCGACTACAAAATGAAGTCAATTCTCCATGTCTGGAATAGTCGTAGACCATCCACCAATCCGAATCTCACGCCAGTTCTCGTCTACGGTCTGCTCTGCTGGCTAACGGTGTAGCTTTGGAGATAGAGGGTTGTAGGGGGAAAGAACCTTTCGCAAGACGTTTGGTTGTCATTTTCAGTTGTCGCAGTTGTCGCACCATTTTGGCGTGGGGGCCTCAAACAATTTATTTGTTTGAGGGGGGAGTTAGGGGGATTATAGGGGGTAATAGGGGTTGTAGGGGAAAGAGGGGGAAGAAAGGGGGGAAGATTGAATGCAAACGCATCATGTGCATCCATTTGCATTCAAACGCATTTTGCTGATAGTCGCAGTCATCTTTTGCTTTCGTCTCACTTTGCCCTGCGATTGGACGAATAGTCGTTGGCATTCGCCCATCTGGCTGCTATCATCGATGGAAAGGCGTCTAAGAGCCTGTCTGTCGCGTTTTTGTGATTGACCCGATAACTTTCACGTCTGACCATGAAAAGCCGTTCTGCCCGCTCCTACATCGGTCTAATTGCATAGCCTAGTTCAAGATATACCATCAGCATCAGCTGAGAGACGTCTACGAGCGTCTGTGGAGCGTTTTTGTGATGAAGTCGATAAAGTTTATCGCGTAGCATCTAAAACGCCTTAAAACAGGCTTTCTCGTGGAGTTAAAAATAAAAGGCTGCCATTGCTGACAGCCCATGCGCTCAGATTCTGTATTCGCTTTCAATGTCTCAAGACCACGTTGGACGAATGAACCAGATAGGTCACACCGTCAATCTTCACTTGCAGCTGGTCGCCCTCGTAATCGTCCCAACTATTCAGCTTGCCCTCGACAATCGTTCCGTCAGGCATTTTCAGCTGTGCCCATGAGTAGCTATACGTCAAGTCTACCACCTGTTTGTTGCATCCAGTCATCAGCATAATGCCCGCCAGAGCGGATACACATACGGTCAAAATCTTTTTCATAGTCGTTTTCCTCCGTTTGTTAATTGATGAAAAATATTTATGAGGTTCAGACGGTAACTTTATCGCCCAGACCCTGTTATCTGTTTTTCTTGCCTATTCTACTGTGACGATACGAGCGCATAAACGATGTTACATCCACACGCATTCTTTGAACTGCTGTGTTTCCATCTGGAACGTGATGTCTAGTGACCCCACGTTGCCCTCTTTGTTTTTCTCAAGCGCAAAGTGATAGTGCTTCTCTGGCCGCTTTTTTGTTGTCACGTTCTGTGCCAACAGGATGATTGCATCTGCGTCCTGCTCAATCTGCCCGCTCTCTCGTAGGTCTGCGGCAGTCGGTGGGATGCCTGCTCTTGCGGTCTCTCGATTGAGCTGTGCAAGAGCGACCACCAGCGTTCCTGTGGACTGTGCGAACTCATGCAGTGCCATGCTGATCTCCGTGACGGCACTGTATCGGTCTTTCGCTCCGGCTTGATGGATAAGCTGTAAATAGTCGATGAAAACCACTTTGGCTTGCATTCTGATGGACTGCGTTCTAATCCACCCAACGCCCTTACCAGCGGCAGAGCGCACGAACAGCGGATATTTCTTGATGGCTGCCAGCCGGTCAAGCTCGTCAATGCTGACGGTTTTGTTTTTGACCATATGCAGCGGTACGCCTAGCTGGTTTGCGATGACGCGAGCGTAGAGGGTATCGGGGTCGGTCTCTAAGCTGAAGTACACCACCTTACGTCCGCTTTTGGCTATTTCACAGGCAAGTTGCAGGGACAGGGTAGTTTTACCGGCAGACGGTCTGCCACCGATCACAACGAAGTTGCCCGGCACAAGATGCAAATTGTTATCCAGCACTCTAAGCCCTGTGCTGATATACTCTGGCTTATCATCCAGCTTGCGGATGTAGTTGTCTATGCCGTCACACATCGGGATGAAATCGCTTCTCTCGTTGTGCAAATTGATTGCTTCGCCTAGCTGCTCATAAATGCCTGTCAGGTCTGCGTATCTTGTTGAACCATCAACGATTTTGAACGCAATCTCTCTGGCTCTGGATAATGCTGCCTGTTCCTTGACGATTCTAGCCCATCCAAGCATCATGTCATGGGTGACGTTGCGGATGAACTCTGCACCAAAAGCATCCAGGCATTCGCCCATTGCTTTCTTGCAGTTATCGTACCGCCCCATGACTTCTACCGGGTTCCATTTGTCGTTGTGTTCCCAATAGCCAAGAATGGCAGCGAATGTATCACGCAATTCAGGACAAAAATCGTCGATTTTAAGGTCTTGCAGCACATCGGCGTATTCCGAAAACGTGAGGACTGCTCCAAGCAAGATATATTGGGTCTGATTTTCAATATTCACCGCAGAAAGTCTCCCTCGTCAGGCAATTCAGCCATTGTTTGCTGATAGCCGCCGTTCCAGTCCTTCACGTTACGCATCCAGTTCCGCGCAGCAGCTTTCCAGTCCTTCATGGGCGACTTGCCGACCTTCCAGCCATTTGCCGTGAAGTGATCAACAAACCGCTCCGCTTCTGATTCCATGTAGCCATTATCGGCGAAGTATCCTTTGGCTTGCTCGACAGTCGGTGCTTTGAAGCGTTTTGCTTCGTTGGTATTTTTCTTTTCACATTTTTCTTTTTTATCAGATTCAGATACAGAATCAGATACAGATAAGCTACCATTCGTATCAGTTGGTATGTTTGGTATACCATTTATACCATTCGTATCCTGTGATACCATTGGTACGCTTTCGTATTTTTTATCGTTCCAACGCTTGTTTATATTTTTCTTGTTTGCTTCTCGTCTACGCTTATCGCGTTCTTCCATCTTCTGCACGTTCATATCATCGAACGCCTTAACGACTTTCCAGAGCATCCGCATAGCACGATCGTTGTCGTATGCTGGCTCAAGTCCAGCCTCAACATACTGTGCATAGTTGCGAATGAATGCTCCAAATTCCTCGTCTGTCAGTTCGTCCATCGCGTGAACGTGTTCCAGCAAAAGAATCATTGATGTTCTCGGCTTGTGTTCCTGCTCCATGCTCAATCCTCTTTGTAGCGTTTATTCCACGCTTCGATGGCTTTTTCCTTGCCAAATGTTACAGAAGTGCTCACCCCGCATTTTCCGCAGACTACCCAATTAGCCATGTTAATGTCAAGTGGATGAAGCACTTTTACAGTCGGTGGTTCCGCACCGCAGAACGGGCATCTCTTAAGTTCTGTCATTTTCTAAACCCCTCTCTCGTTCTCGTGATTCGCTTATGCGCCTTTACAGGCCTTGTGCCTTTGCCGTATGCCGGGCGAATATGCTTCGCCTTGATATACCCACAAGGCGGTTTCGGCCCAAAGTCGAAAAGGCTCAAGTCCATAACGATGATGCAAAACTTCTTGTTTGTCATGTTTAGCCCTCCTATACCATCGGAAACGCCATCCAATGCGTTACCGTCACATTTTTCGGCAGTCTCTCGCCTATCTCATCCCAGAACTGACCATCTGCGTAACAGCCGAGAAAGTATGCTGTCCGCGAGAATCCTTGCAACATTTTTCCAGCTTTATCACGCCACGTTGTCTTGGTCGCAAGCAACAAAGGCTGCGCTCGCTCTCGTGGCGGTTCGCTTGCTGGATGCCAAAGTGTGTTAGCCATGCGCGTTCTCCATTTTCGCTCCACAGTTTGGGCAGTAGTTCCAACGTGTATGATGATTTTTTGTGTGGCATCTGCTACACTCGAACCTTGTAAATGTACCGTCCTGTATAATCCATCTCCATCTAGCGGTAATCTCTAAGGCTGTCGGGGCATCTTCCACAACGTCAATGGCATCGCCAATACCGCAAGCACGGCATCTAACGCCGTTGTAGTTCTCGCAACCATCGCAATAAGCTTTCTTGATTCTTTCAATAAGTGCGCTTCGTTCAAGGTATTCTGGATAATTAGCCATTGTCTTTCACCTCGATTGTTGGCGCAGTGTCGATGTAATCAAGCACATCGTCTAACGACAAGCCACCTATTGTTCCATCGTTATACTCCTGAATCCACGCCTCGATGTTTTGACGTAGTTCATTAGCATCAATCGGTCTGGCTCTCATTGCACGTTCCCCCTTCAAATCGTGTTATCAACACTTATAACCGTAAACGCTAAAGATGATTGCAAACCCAACGAGAAAGAAAAGAACATTGACTGCTACAACCGCAATGGCTTTTAAATCGGAAAAACGAACACAAAACCAATAAGATTACGTTGTCTATGTATTCGTCCAAAATGCTAAGAACTATATATTTTTCGACCAAATCATTGTCGTCAAAATAAAACCGAGTACAATTTCAAACAAAGACATTTTTCTTTCTCCTTTTAATCTCATTACAAACCGCCTTGTAAAACGCATCCCACGTCTCATAGTCGCAGGAATCGCCAAAGTCAAATCCTGTCCGCTTGCGCTCTGCAATGTCACGTTCAAAGCAACCAAGCGTCGTGTCGGTAAGCTCCGGCAGAAGCGGTGTGATGTATCCGCAGACAAGGCTAGGCATATATGACCGTCTGCCTAAGCAATAGCGGACAGCGCAGTTACAGACCCCTCCGAAGTCATCATTAGCGGGGTCAATTAACGTAGACTTTAAATCAGATGCGTTACATTTTAGATAGTCTGCTACAATTTCAAGCTCTCGCTCGCCAAGAATCCTATAGCCTAGCTCTACATTTGCAATGTAGTTTGAACTATGGCCGAGTTGTTTTGCAAGTTCTTGTCGAGTTACGGAAAGCTCATATCTTCGCTTCCTGATTTTCTCCCCTGATGTCATACTCGTCCAGCTCCTTTCTGATTTGCTGGCGTTCAATCTGCTTTAATCTTGCCTTTGCCAGCTTGCGATTGTCAGCCTTGCGGATAGCCCAGTTGTTTCGGTGGTTTGCCCACGCTGCAAAATAGTGACTGTATTCGCTTTGGTCGTACCAGCCCTTTCCAATAAGCCCTTTATAGGTCTGCTGACGTTTCATCTTTCTTCTCCCATTCCTTGCATCCACGTTTGTCCCACACGAAGTCTGCAACGTGTTCTGACTGGTCGTTCACGCATACGCCCTCCGGCTCTGCGTACCATTTGCAAGAGCCGCAGGACGGCTCAGATTTGTTCTTGCAGGATTCTGCTGTGCATCGGATAGCCTTGCCAGCAGAGAACTGTTTAATGCCCATGCAAGAGCAATGTTCAGTAGTGCAGTAGAAATTCATTTCTCTATCTCCTTCCATCCGATAAACTCGCATAAGCCAACAGTGTTATTGTCACAACGATGAATGAGGACTTTATCGCTTATTTTGAATTTTGCGATAAACCCAATTTTGCTTTCTTCCATTTCGTTTTCAAACATCCAATCAACGATGTCTTTATCGATTCTGACATCGCATTCGTCTGCCATGGTTGCAAAGCACTGTTTGCACCTGTAAAGAGCGCACTTTTTCATTATCTCTGCCCTCTCTTTCCCCTATTGAACCGTCCGATCACTCGCTTATACTCTGCATAGCACTCCGGGCACAGGTCGCCTGTGTCCCTGCGCCATCCCCAGTCCTTGAAGTATTCGTCAGGGTTCATCATCCTGCCGCCTAGAACCGCTCCGCAGCGGTCACACACTCGCTTGTGGTAGATTCCTCTGTCAGCCTGCATTAGCTTCTCTCCTTTTGTCAGCATTCATTTTCAAATTCTGCTCCGCAATAAGGGCAGTATTTGATAGGCTTTAGCTTTGTATTGCCGTGCTCCCAACCCGGATAGAGCCAATCTTCCGGGAAATGCTCGTTGCAATTAGAACAATAGCAAGTCTTATCCATATCATCATCATTCGGATAAATGTTTAAGTGCGCAATCGGGCGCATCGTCTCTTGATTGATTGTGCAAGCAGCTTTTACATGGTTACAAAAAATCTCAATTACTCGTTCTACTGAAATCGGATTTTCTTTTCTTGTAACGATAGGAGCAGACTTGTAGCCTTCAAGAAAACAAATCAACTTATCTGCATCAACTAATCTCATTTTTCTCTTCCCCAACATCCTTGAACAAGATTTCTTTGTTGGCTTTCCAGTTTTTGATTTTGCACGGAATGTCCGTGCCGGGCACTGTCTTTTTCAGCCCATCCATCTGCCAGACGTTCCATGAGATGATGTCTGCGATACAGTCAAGAAAAATATGCATGAAGCCAATTTCTAGCTTTTCAGCATCAAACCGATACCTAAAATTTTCAATCAGTGTCAGGAACAGGTTGCACCTTGCCAGAAAGAGGTTGTCTCCTTGCCACTCATAGCCGTATGTCGATTTGTAGGCGCTAATTGCCCAGAACATCCACATATTGTAGTCATGGAACTGCTCTGCCAGAACATTTAGCTTTCTATCCAGCAGACCGATTCTGTCCGGCACGGCAATCATCTGCCCTGTTGTGGTATCGTATCGACTTGTCAGGAACGGTGCTTCTCCACAGGTGACTTCAAGACAAGTCTTGTTGATGTACTCCTTCCAGCCATCGCCCACCAAGTCCTTCTCTGCAACGTCTGCCATCTTCTTACAAACCCAAGTCGGCGTAAACACTTCTGCTTTCTTGCTGGTGCGCTTCTTCTGGTCTGCAAGCCGTTTCTGCACACGAGGGACAAGCTGAACTTTGTCTAACTGTTCCAGTGTGATTTCATCTGCAAAGCCCACGCCTAGTTCAGGCGGCGGGTCTGTCGCCCAGATGATATTCTTGCCAGTCGTGTGGTCTTGCAAGAGGACAGGCAGGAACGTGCGTAGGCACGGGTCGGAGAAGTCAATCAACGGGGTCATGGGTGTATCCATTGGGGCTGTTTCATTCTTTGATTTCTTTCCCATTCCATTTCTCTCCAAAAGACGTTTATACGCTTTTTCTGTTCGATTTGCGCCAGACGAAAGCCCTCTGACTGCCTACATTTTGTGATGCCAACAATGCGGCTTGCATAGTGCTTCGGACAGCAACGCTTGCCGGGAATTGGTGGTTCATCGCAATAGGCGCAAGTGCCAGATGTCCTTCTGTATTCCTTGCTGTTTCTCGCTCTCTTTTGAGCATCTTTTGTTCGACACTCGATGCAAGAGCGATAGCCTTTTGACATTGGACGTTTCAGACAAATGGTGCAAATTCCTTTCGCAGCCAGCCTTTTGCGCTTTTCACGTTGCCGCTCATTGCGTTTTTGCAGATACGCAGCTTTTGTTTCGCCTGAAAGGCTTTCGTACGCTTGCGTGTGCCTTTCGAGGTCTTTTGCTAAACACTCCGCACATGATACTCTGCCTGGCATTGCATCGTTCTGACCGCAATGGATGCAGATGTGATGTTCTTTATACATCTGCCGTAACGCTTTGCTGCTCATTTCACCATTACATGCTCCGTCGCGTAATCGCCATAACAGTTGCACTTAAGCCATTTGTATTTTGACGAACCTTCCGCAAAATCGAACTTCCATTTTTGGATTCTTTTGATACGTCCACAAACCGTACATCGGACTTTGATTATTCGTTTGTCTTTGTAAGGCTCAAAGGATATTTCGGTGAGTTCGCATATAAGTTTTCCGTCTTTCGTAAAAAGAAATCCGTTCATTCATCTTTTACCTCTCTGTACTCCACGTCAATCCCCTTAGGCAAAGCCGTCTGGTACTTCTGGGCGAGCTGTTCTGCGCTCTGGGCATCGCCCAACGGCTGTTCAGGCGGCGCAACGGTGACTTCCACGTTGTCACGCATACCAAAGTAGTTCTTGGCTCTGAAAATCCACTCTGCCGGGTTCTCCTGACCGTACATACCGTTGTATGCCCACATGGACTGCATTTGCAGAATCAGCTTGAGGATGTACTTCTGCTGCAAGCTGTCGTCACGGCGCTTGCCCGCCATAATCTGCTTCAGGCTCACCCATTCGATGCCCAGCACTAGCGCGATCCATTCCACCACAGGGGAGATTCTGGCTTCGATGCAAGCGTCAAAGAAGAAGTCAAGGCGTTGCTGCACTTCAATTGGGTTGTTCATGTCCACGCTTGGAAGGTCGCCAAAATACTTGGCTGCAATCATGCCGATGACCTTCTTGTCCTCTTCATCACCGATTCTCGACTGCAAATCGCCTGTATTCAGCATCTTAGACCTCGTGATTGCTAACTCCTGTTGTTCTTTCACCTTTTTACTCACTTGCGAGCGGATAGATTTCCGCTTGTTAAGCATCTGTTGCTTTTTCTTCTCACGCTCTTTCTCACGCTTTGCGGCGGCTTCTTCTTTCGCCTTTTGCGCCCGCTTCTCACGCTTTTTCTTTTCCGCTTCGGTCAGCGGCGGTCTGCCACGACCGCGCTTCGGGGGTGTTGCCAAGAGTTATCACCTCGTTTCGGCTTAATAGTGAACAAGTCTATCGCCCATGTAATCTAAGGCTTTTGACATATTGAGGACGGCGCAACAGTTTTCGTTTGACATCCACCATGCGCATTTTTCTTTCTCGCATACGCACCGCCCAAGCGGATTGCTGGTCATCTTCATCGGGCAGTAAAGTTCGTTGTCCATTAGTACTCCTTTTCGATATGAACCCTTGCAATGCCAACCATTGCATCATCGGAGCAACTCATAATCCTGCCGTTACGAAGTGACACGCAGTTATATATAGTGCCGCCGCAAAAGATGGGGCTGCACGTAATCTCGCTTGTCTTCATATTAAGTTCTCCTTTGTAGTAAAACGGCTCTCCTTCCTTGAGCGAATCAAAACGAACTCTCTGTTTGCCATGCTCTCTACGAATTTCCATGCTTTACCTCCCAAGAAATACAAACGCCCACTTCATCCATTCGGGGATGTCTGTGGAAAACAAGCCCTTATACATAAAGATGGAAAGTACGATAGACGAAACTGCCACGATTGCAATAAAAGCGATTACAACGCCTTGCAGAATCGCAAACTTTCTACGGCTTCTTTCCATCCTCTTTTCAATGTCATAAAGTTCGTTGCCCATGATTTTTCTTAGCCCTCCAACTGGAGATGAGCGTTTACCATCTTGACTGGGAAAAGCTCATCTACCTGCAAAAACTCTCCGCTTTTCAGGTTGATGCCGCCAGACAACTCGCTTATCGAAAGTTTCACGCTGGCTTTCATGAAAATTTCGCCGTTCAGCTCAAACACATCTCCATATTCCAGACACCCAAAATTGATTTCTTTTCTCTCAATATCACAAATTTTCATCATTTCAACCCCATCACAACAGCCGTACAAACGGCCAGACACACGTTGATGAACAGCCAGACGAACATTGCCTGCCGTTCTTCAAACTGGTCGTCTGTCATGTCTTTGATTGTCCTTTCGGACTGAACTACTACCGCCAGCATGACTAGGCAGACCAGCCAGCGAGTCGCAAATTCAAACATTGTTAGCTCCACCTTTCTCTCAGCTCTTCCTGCTTTCCGCACAGGGGGCAGTTTCCAAATTTATTCATCCGGCTGCTCCTTGTTTTTAATGGTGACTTTCAAGATCACAGTCTTTCCGTCTTTGGTATCCCAAGCGTAACCATAAAAGCCTTGTTTTTCTTCTTCTGCCTTAGAAACAAGCCAGTCTCGAACCGCTTCTACTGCTTCATCCGTAACACGAGTTTTATCTTTCCACTCTTTTCCGTTTGCTTTTACAGTTCCTGCATAAATGTCAAACATCCCGCAGCCAACATGATATTCAGCCATTTTTATTCTCCTTTGCTTCAAGGCGAGAGAGCCAGCGTTTGTATTTAGCGTCCTCAATTTCAAGCTCTGCGTCCCAAAATTCGCGTTCGGAATCGAGGTTATCTCCAAACCAAGCATCGCATAAATCGGTGACTGCGTTACTTATGTCTGCAAATTCTTCCATTTGCTTCGCACTCTGCAACGCTCTTCGGTGTCGGGTTCGTACCATCCAGTGCCCGGCGCAGCTTCAATGCAGCCTATGCCAACTCGGATGCTTCTTCTGCCAACTGCGCCAAGATTTCCGTCTTGGGCAGGATGTCTGAAACTTTCTTACTCACCTCTGCTCTCCTTTCAGCCAGTCGTTCAGCTTTGCCATGCAAGATGGGCAAAGAAATGGTTCATCATAACAATCGCAACTCCAGTAGTCCCATGCGTCATGCACGTTCTTGTCAACCAGAATCACGGCATTTGGCTTATGCCTCCCCATCTCATCGGGCGGTTCAGGATTAAACACTTCTCCGCAGCGGTCACATTTCATGCTCATTTTCTTTCTCCAATCTCTTTAGCAGCCCGTCCACGTCATACCGCCAATGGACACGCAGCCTTTTTGCTTTGACCTCTATCCCCTCTTTCTCTGCCCACTGCCAAGGGATGCTCTTCCGGCTCTCGTTGTAACGGAACGCCAGAACCTTGCTGGCAGGGATTGCAAAGGTGCGGTTGACCGCCCTGTAATTCACTATCACATGGGCGGTCTGACCGCCGTACCCCATCGCATCCACCATGTCAGTGATGTGCTTTTCCTTGCGGTATTTGCACTTTGCCTTATCGTACTTGCCGAACACCTTTTCCAAAGGGATAGAGGGCGTTTCGATGGTTTTCAGTTCAAACAGGTGGTTCATTGGGTATCGGTACACAAGGAAGTCGCAGATGTTGTCGATGGAAAAGGACAGGTTCTCGTTGCCGCCGTAGTAGGTGGCAGCACTGTCTTTTAGACGGTAGCACCACGCATCGGATGGGACGGATGCTTTGAAGTCTGCTTCAAACTGCTTGCCGGTGTTCATTCGTTGTCCTTTGGTTCATCAGGTAAAGCCATCCAGTGGGTTACGTTTTCAAGTCTTTTTTCATCAAACGTTGTCAGCCAATCACCATCGTCTGTAAGTACTGCCGTTTGCATTCTGCTATTTTCGTCATACATGGTTTTATCAAACACCAGAACAGGCTTGCTCTCATACCAAAGCGTATATTCTCTGTCGCCGTCCACTTCGGTAACTTCTTCCGTCATCTCTGGTAACTTATCTTTGACATTGATCCACTGATTCATCCTCGTTCACCTCTGAATTCACTTCCGAGAAAACGTTTCTTGCCACGTTCCCGGTACTTGTCCTCGTAATCACGGCGATACACGCTCCGGCTGTGGTTCAGCTCATACACGAACGCTTTGCGCTCCTCAAAGTCTTTCTTTTCTGCCTTGTACTTTTCGCAAGTGTCGTGGCAGGCTTGGTGGCGCGATGTGCAGTTCAGACAACAGGTAATCATTCTTCGCCAAATCTCCTTTTTGTTACAGCCATCGGGAACTCTTCGATTTCCGATGCAAACCGTGCTGTGCCTTTTCCGTATGTGGTCTCCCACACAAGCGGAAAACCGCCGATTCCGTCAAACAGACTGCCCAGTGTCGGTTTTTCTTTCAGGTAGGGGCACATCCTCTGCACCAACCAGAACCACTGTGGCAGGGCTATGGAGTTGCCCAAAGCCTTGTACCGTGGGCTGTCAGCGTATTTGTGCTTCTTTCCTTTGCTATCCGTCCAGTCCCCAATGTTGGTGTAATCGTCAGGGTAGCCTTGTAACCGTTCGCATTCAACAGGGGTCAGACGGCGAACAATCCAGCGGATGGCTTTCTCCGCAATCAGGCATTCGCTGCCATTGCCGATGTTTCCCGCTTTTGCTTTCAAGGTTGAGCATTTGCCGCTTTCTTTGTAGCTGCTGAACGACTGTTCGTTGAAGGTCTTGCGTTCGATTGCAATGGCCGTGTAATCTGTGATTCTGTTTTCGTGGTCGCCTGTTATGGTTGGACAAGTTCTGCCGTCACCATTTCCACGCGCATCAAAGACCTTATACGCTACTGCTGGACGGTCAACAGTGTTCAGCGTGTAGCTCTGGTTTTCCTTCACGCCGGAACCATTTGCGCCGGCCGTTTCAGAACGATCAATAATGTTTCCGGCAATGCAATAACACACGCCGTGTTCATGATTTGCCTGCAACGTATATGCTGGTTCACCATCTTCGCCAATCCCAAGCCCAGTGCGCTCTCCCATGGAAATATACCGTGTCGCTATCTGTGTATTTATTGGGATTGCTTCCGTTACACGAACCGGTTGAAACACAGTTTGGTCTTGCAACGTTGAAAGTGTTCCCACTTTTTTCGTCTGTACCAATGCTCCCTTTCCGCCGCCAGCACATCCACCTCTAATTTTCAGGGTGTAGGCATTTTGCCCCACCACTCGATCATTTCCAGCAGTGCCATTTGCAGCAAGTCCGGCAACTTCTTTCCACGTCTTGACGCACGAGTCAGGATTCCCTGACAGGCTCGTGCGCTCAAAAAGTATTTCTGCGGCACGTTGACCTCCAAAATCTGCGACAAGAGCGATACGCTTTCTTCTCTGGGGGACTCCCCAATATTGAGCATCAAGCTGTCGCCAAGCCAGAGACCATCCGTTTCCGGCGATTGCTCCGGCTTTGCTCCACCTGCCCCCCCTACCCAAAGGTCGAGGAATTGAAGCGTCTGGTTGTTCCACGCGGGCAAGTTCTTCCAGCACGGCCCTGAAATCTTCTCCTCCGTTGGAGCTGAACGCTCCTGGCACGTTTTCCCAAACAGCGAAAGTTGGATACAGTCCATTTGTGCTTGACCTCATTTCTTTTATGATTCGAACCGCTTCCATGAACAACCCGGAGCGTTCTCCCGCAAGTCCTGCCCTGCGCCCAGCAATGGACAAATCCTGGCACGGGCTACCGAACGTGATGCAATCCACAGGCTCTATCTGGTCTCCGTGAATCTTTGTGATATCGCCCAAGTGTTTCATCTTTCCAAACGCCCGTCCAGCCAGATAGCGCAGCTATTATATAAGGTAGGTGGTTCGCCTTTTGTCCCGGTAGCGTAACCGTTAGTTAAAAGGGAGATCAGAACTGTCGTCAATCACAGAGAAGTCATCCGTGTTTCCCTGCGAGCAGTTCTGCGGTGCATCCTGCGCCCGATCAGCGGGCTTGCTGTCCGATTTGCCACCGCAGAAGTCAACCTTGTTCGCCATGATTTCCGTTGCGGTGCGGTTGTTTCCCTGCTTGTCGGTATACTTCCGGGTCTGGATGCTACCAGTCACCAGAATCAGGCTGCCCTTCTGGAACCACTTGGAAACGAACAGTGCCGTATTACCAAATGCAGTGCAGTTGAAGAAGTCGGTTTCCTTCTGACCGCAGCTCTGACGGTCGCAAGCAATGCTGAACGTGCAAACATCCTTGCCGGACTTCGTGACCTTAGCTTCTGGCGTGTGAACCAGGCGACCCTGAATTACAATAGAGTTGAGCATTATTTAGCCCTCCTTCGGCTGTTTCTGAGCACAGTCCCAACACAGGACGCGCCCAAATCGTTTTTTCGTGCTTCTTGCAGTTTCCAGCGGCGATACGGTGCGGTTGTTGTACTGAATAGGCTGCAACTGCTTTCCGCAGCAAGCGCACGGAGGAATGGCGTCCGTTTCCGTTTGCTTCTGCGCAGGCTTGTTTGCCCTGCTTGCGGTCTGTTTTTGATACTCGTCCGTGTCAGCGTCTTTTGTATCGTCAATGCAGAACAGACCGTTCAGTGCATACTTTCTAGCGTAGCTGCTTGCAGTGCCAGTAATTTGCGAATCGTCCATGCCTTTCTTAAACTCAGGCTCACGAGCGTATGCAGTCACCGTGTAGGTGGCACCATCCTGCGATTCAACTGTTGCAGTGGCTTCGATGTAGTGCCAACTGTCAACAATAACAGGCTTGTCGGAAAGCCGTAGCACAAGGTTATGCGCTTTCAAGATGGGCTTGACCGCTTCGAGAATGTCCTCGCACGAGCGGTACTTGTATCCACCGAACTTGTTCATCTGCCCCTTCGGGGCTTTTAACTCTGACTGAACAGCCATTAGAGCTTCATGGATTTTGCTGTTATCCATCAGTTGTTCTCCTTCATCGCTTCTTTTCTCGCTTTACGGCAAGCCGGGCAACGCTTGGGCAGTGCCATGTTATGTGATTCGAAGAAAAAACGCTCTGCACAAGTAATCTCGAACACTTTGCCGCAGTCACGGCACGTTTTTTGAATGGAGACGGTATCGTCCCTCTGAGTGGCGCTTAACGCATTAGGAATAGCAGAAAGTTCCATAAAGGAGTCTCCCACGCTTCTTACCAGACGACGCTTCAGCGCATGTCCATTCAGCTTAAGCATTTTCTCGTAGTCAGCTTCTTTGCAATTTGCGCAAAGCTTTTCATCGTTTTCCGGGTATGCCGAAAATGGCTTGTTGCATCTCGTACAATGTCTGATTTCTTTCTTGTATTTGCCCATTTTCTTTCCTTTCTTCGGCTTCATTAGGCTTCATTGTTCTTACTTCGGCTTAACTTGGCTGTGCAAAATCAACCAGCCATCAGTTCTGCCAACTGTGCACGGAGATCTTTCAACTCCGCTTCCCTGTCGTCAATTTCAGACTGCAAGTCCTTGATTTCAGCCAGTCGGTCAGCTTCTTTGGCTTCTGCCATCTGCTTGTTGGTCATAAAGTACACGCCGTCCTCCGGCTCTGTCACGCCACCAAATCTGTCAAGGTTAATCATCTTTTGGTCTCCCCCTCTTGCGTTCCTCTTTGATTTGCAACGCGCTGTGCCACTGGTCTTTGTCGATTTCGATGGTAGACCACCGGTAGTTACATACAAGACACTTTTTGCGTCGAGTGATGCTGTCGTGTTCAGGCCGACTGTCAACCGTTGCAATGTTGTCACTGCCGCACATCGGGCATTTCACTGTGCATCCCTCCACTCGCTGCTGTGGTGAGGAATGCGTTTTACTTTGCGATTTTCCTGTTCAATACGTTCATTTTCAGAGCTGACCCCAATGGCGCACAAGACGAGTGCTACGGCGAGGAAGCTACACGAAAGGAAAACGTACCAAAACATTGCTACCACGCTTTGGCTTTTCTGGATTGCGTCGCCGCATCCTACCGAAAAGATTGCTAACGCGATTCCAAGCGTACAAAGGACATTAGCTTTCAGGCTTTTCACTCTTATTACCTCCAAAACTCAGTATCCATGCCGTAGCCATTGCCACAGATACCGTGATGATTCCACGGGCAGCTGATGAGCCCACCAGAATTTCGATGTGATGCACCATCCAGAAGTTCAGCAGAAATACCGCCAAAACCACCGCCAGCGCTATGCCCCACATCAGGGCAACTTCAATAAATGCTTTCACTTTGTCTCCTTTCGTTTTTGCCATTGCAAATCACGGCTATACCATGCTTTGCCGTTGCTTTTCGGTGAATCGCCTTGCCTTTGCTCTTCGGGTCTGAGCTTCGCTTTGCCTTCGCAATGCGCTACCTCGCAACTCAATGCCTTAGCTTTTCTGCTCCTAGCTACTCAATGCCTTAGCCTATCGTTTCTATTCTTTGCCATTGCCTATCAAAACTACGCCTTGCATCCATAGCCTTTGCAGGTCTCGTCAAATCAGCGCATCGCCCTTGCTGATCCCATCGCGGCATTGCTCTGCCATAGCGGTTAATTGAGGATTTCGTAAGCAAAGCGCCCTTTAGAACTGTTGCGCCACTGGCCGATGCCACGCAGAGCGCCGTAGTCCAGCCACTCGAGCACGACCTTCTCGTGAGAATCGTCCAGAAGAACGATTTCAAACTCGCAAGTCGAACCAGCGGGAATCTGCTCACTGTTGGCAAGGCTGACGCGCTCGCCCTGCGCAGTCTGGGCGCGGAGAGGGCGCTGACACTCGGTAATATCACCGTTCACATGAATGGGAATCATGCGGGGCTGAACGAAAATCAGACCGTCAATGACCTTCTTGTAGGCCGTCAGCTTGCCGCTTTCGTTCACGGCCTTCTTCTTGCCAGTTTCGGTCTTTCCGCCAATACGGGAAAGCATACCGCAGGAATCCTTGAAAAAACCCTTAATCTGGTAGTCATACAGGATTGGGTCTCCGTTTTCGTTGCGAGGAAACACGGTCATGCTTTTGTCTGCCACAGCATCTGCGCCCAGAGCGGCCACTTCGTCCTCGATAGTGCTTGCATCAGGGGACTTGCTGGCGATAAACTCTCGCGCGATGTTCTGGTTGCTAGGCCAAGTGCCGAGAACGGCTTCGGTGAATGTGATTCTTACTTTTATTTTTTTCATTTTTGCTCACTCTTTCTTTATTGATGCGTTCCAGCCGGTCTTTCTCCCGGTTGTGCCAGCGGATTTCCCGCTTTCCGTAATACTTACCGTTCATAGGTCAACTCCCCTGTTGCAAGCATCTGCGAAACTTCGCCGTAGTGCTTGCCAAGCTTGTCCGCAAGGGCTTGTACTTCTCCGATGGATGGAAACGTCTTTTCCAGCTTCTTGTTTTCTTGCTGTTTGATTTTGTACGCTGCCTTCGCGTTTAGGTTCGCCTTTGCGTTGTAGGCTTTCTTAGCGCATCCATTGTGGTATTTCTGCGATGCTACTTTTTTCAGCATCGGCTTGCCGCAGTATGCGCAGAATGCCTTACGGGGCTTGAATGTAATTCCAGCCTTCCTGTGCTTCCTGTCACGCTCTTTGTCAACCTTGCGCTTACACTCGGAGCAGTACCGTCTTGTCGGTCTGACTACGCCAAGATACAGGCCGCAGCGTTCACAGTACTTTTCTTCCACGCTGCATCTCCTCTTTCAGTCTGGCTTCCCGATTGTGACGTTCAAAGCACTGGTTGATGGACTTCTCCATCCACAGCACCTTGTTAGCATCGTTTCTGGATACGCCAGCAGCCATTGCAAGCTTCAGCCTGCGCTTGTGGCTTTGCGCTTTACGAAATTTCATCACCAGCACTCACCAGCCTTATCTGTGATGAACTTCGGGACTTCCTTGCCTGTGGCAACGCACAGCGCAACTAGCTTTTCGACCCAGATGTCAAACAGGCTTTCTTTTGGCATATAGCACTGTCCAAAACAAGGCTCCTTAAAATCTGTCCAGATCGTCAGGCCGACAGCGCCATCCGTGACCGTCCATATCATGCTGTAACCTTCATTGCACAGGTTGTACAAAATGTCTCGTGCTCTGCTTTTGGCTTCGTTGATTTCAAAGGCATTCCAGCACTTTTTGCTTCCCTCGTAGGCCTTTGTCGCTTCGTCAATGGCGTGGTGCGCTTCGTCCGGGTACTCAAGGTCTACCTTTAAGGTGATGATTTGTTCCATGTTTACCCCTCCGCTTTCTGGTTCTTCTTTTCTTTCAAGAAGAGATTTACAAAGTAGACTTGGCCGCGACCGGAAATCTTAGGAGTGCGGTTAATGGAAATGTGGTCGCTGTGCTGAATCGTGGTTTCTTTGATTTCAAACAGCCCCATCTCCATACTCCGCTGCGTTGGCAAGTTGTAATCGCTACGTTTCGGGTCTTTAATGAGATAGCCGTTCCGGCGCAGCCAGTCGAACAAACGGTTCTGACCGATGTCAATGCCGTTCTGAGACAGCAGCTTCGCCATTTCGCCAACCAAAATGCTCTTTTTGCTAGCACTCACAGCGTCAGCAAACAGCGCTTTCGGCTTCATGGTCTCAATCTGCTTGTCTTTCTCTTCCAGTTCCTCATGCGCTGCGATCAGTGCAGTTGCAAGGAGCTGCGACCGGGTAAGCTGCGGTGCGTTGTAGCTTCCAGTCTTGCGAATTGCAGGAAGTACATCGTTCGTAACCCATCTGCGGAAAGGAGCCGCTTCTGGTTTGTCGCTGCGAAGAATGACATGATACAAACCGCTCTCGTTGACAATTACCATTTCCTGTTTTCCGCCAAGGGTGTCAATCAGGCTGACACCCTTTTCGTCATCATCCAATCGGTCAGCAGCCATACGGTTATTGCTAATACCAAGCACAGCGCACACATCTTTCAGAACGAACCACGCTTCGCCGTCCACATCGACCGTGCGAACCTTGTTGTTCTGATATTCAAAAATTTGAATGTTTGCCATTTTCTCTCCTTTCTTATGCTCCCGAATCCTGAATATTCAAAATCCGGCAGATGCTTTTCTTGATTCCGGGCGTTTCCAGCTTTCCGGTCTTAACCTTGAAGAGGTAAGAGCGGTCAAAATATCGTCCAGTATCCTCCTTGACTTTTTCAATCAACCAGTCGTTGGTCTTGTCTTTTTGGATAAGAGCAATCTCGATTTGTTTGCCAAAGTCACACAGAGGTTTTTTTTCAGCCATTATTTCACCTCCGGCTATTGATTTTTACGCATAAGTGTAATATAATGAAGTTGCTAGAAATCATTCATTACGCCTTCGCGGTACGGTCTTAGTATAATACGCTTTCGCGTAAAATGCAAGGCCTTTTTAAGCGTCCGCGTAATTTCAGCAAACCTTACAATGCGAGGACTGGAATTATGGCAAACTTGTACGAAAATATTGAAAAGCTCTGCAAGCAGCGTGGAGTAAACGTGACCACTATGTGCAAGGAATCGGGCGCAAGCCGTGGGTCTTTGACCGATTTGAAGAACGGGAGAAAGCAAACATTGAAATATGAAACGCTTGATAAGATAGCTTCTTATTTTGAAACAAGCGTGGATGCTTTGGTTTCTGGCGAGCAAAAAGAAAACCCGCCACAGCAGCCGCAAAGCGAAGTTGACGCGGATATTAAATGGATTGAGCAGAAGCTAGTGGAGATGCCGAAAGAAAAGCGTGAAGCTTTGATGAAGCTTATCAGAACTATGTGAGGTGATGGCGTGGGCAAAAAGAAATTTAGCAAAGAAGAACTGCTGAACGACAAAAGTTCTCACATTGGTGATAGGTTTTCATTTGCCTTCGGTGCGCTTTTCTTGGTTGCTTCATTTATTTTCCTTGTGTATTCTTCGACCGCCTTTTTAATCGTTGCAGCCATTGGGGCTATGATGTTGATAAAAGGTAAACGCGGATACAATATGTTTCTTGAAAGAGAAAAGCTCAAAACAAAAATGTACGAAACACCTGTGTCCGCAAAGATTGTAGGCTCTGGTGAAAGCAAGAAGGCCGGAAGCGCCGCACTCCGTTCCGCTGTTGGCGGTTCAATTGCCGGATTGCCCGGTGCTGTTTACGGTGTAGCATCCGCAAAATCTAAAACCACCGTCACGTTTTATGTGACGTATGAAGATGGGCATCACGGAAGCGAAACTGTAAATTCCGATTCTAGCCGGTTCTTAAAACTGATGAAAGTCTGTAAGGATTGACCCGGTACAAATAAAACCCCTTGCGCCGGGCTTTCGGTAGCCTTATGCGCAAGGGGTTTTGTCATACATTGGTTATTGCTTCTTTTGCCGCCGGAATCTTCTCTGGATGTTCCAGCAGCCATTCGATAAATCGGTCAATCTTGGCTCTTTCTTGTTCACTCATTGTGGCATATCCTCCCGATCGGTAAAAATGAATGTTCATTTGATACGATTATACATCTTCTAGTTGTAAAGTCAATGTATTTTTAACAACTTCGTAAAAATCAAACGTTTTTTTCGCATCCATTACTTCACATCAGGGAAGCCAAAAATTGCGATGACAATGATTAAGAGCCACATTAAATTTAAGTTACCCTTTGCTTTGTAACATTCCGTTGAGCATGGAACGAAAAGGATTATCCGGTAAATCGTCCAGCACATTTGCTTTGACGAGAGCGTTCGTGCTGATGCTGTGCGAAACATTGTTTAGCTGCACAATGGCATCGTCCAAGTCTTTTACGGTTGCTCCACGCCGTTCCATTGACTGGAGGAAAGTTTTCACTTCTTCAAGAACGACAGGGTTTTCGACTTTATAGAATCCATTCGTAAAGTCCATCTTCTTCTCCTTTCACAGTTCTACAAGCTGTCCGTCAATGCGTTCGATGTTATCTGCCGGGTCGCGCCCATCGTCTAAGGCGGCTACGGCGCGTTCCAGAACGTTTTTTGCTTCTTCATAAGCAAACTTATCAGCATCGTTGTTCGCAAGGTTGTAGACCAGCTTTAAGGCGGTCTGTCGGGCATAGGGAATGAGCATGGTGTCAATCTGGTTCATACACTAACCCTCCCACGGTTTCGGCGTTTTGTTTTCGTTCGGTTCAGATGCGGGCATACCGTCAATGATAATCATGTTGTTACCTCCTGTTTTGATTGTTTTTTTCGATGGTACAGTTATAACACGGGCTGCTGTTGGTTCTCCATAGCAGCTTTTTCCATTTTTTGGATTGTCGAATCCAGCAGTTTTGTCGGATTTTGTTGAAAGGGTGAGAATTTATGGATGAATATTTAGTAAGAACATCCAAAGCATTGGAGATAGCTCGAATGCGTTCCGGCTTGAGCCAGCAGAAATTGGCGGCAAAAATGGGCGTGAATCGTGGTACGGTAGCGAATTGGGAGCAAGGTCTGGCAGCTATTTCCCTTCCGATGGCTATGCGCTGGTTCACCTGCTGCGGCGTATCGGCGGCTCGATACATAGACGCTTGCATTCACCCAGGGCTACTGGAGCATCTGGAAGATGACCTTTCCGATTTGGAGAAACGGCGGATTCTCATAGATGCCATGATGGAATGTTCTTCCTATGAGATAGATGCCTTGCTGTACATCCGGTACGGAGATCACGGCTCAGACCACATCGGCGTTCTGACGGAGATTCTGGCAAACCTTCACACACCGCTCAAGGACAGGGTCGCTGTCTGTCGGATGGTGTCTGGTAGCTATGAGATGGCACAAGCCACTAAAACAGACCCAGACCCGAACGGAACCGCCCCAAAGATGGAGATTCTTTATCAGGCGCAGGACGCTGGAACGGAAGCTGCTATGAAGTCTAACGATTCCTATACCGTGAACCCCAATAATATAACTGGTTGATTGTCGAATTATCGCAGTTTTTGAAGAACATTTTGTCCACGTTCATCCACTTTTTGTACACCTATCGGGCAAATTTACCTTGTCAATCCGTCCCCCATAGGCTGTAAATTAACAGCATTCGCGCGGAATAAATAACGAATTATCGTAAATCTATTGTCTGCGATTGGTCGGCTTGTCAATCTGTCCCCCATAGCACCGACTTAAAAGTTTTTCATCCACTTTTTGTACACGTTAGGTAAACCTAACCGTTAAGCGTTTCAACCTTTCGGATGTTAAACATCTGTTTATTTGGCGATATTTGCTTTGTGTTTTCCACTTTTTAAGAGAGAAAGAAAAGATTTTGTGGAAAATTTTCTTCTTCTGCTATTAGTAGAAGTTATTTTATAATCTTGTTAATAGTCTTGTTTTATATAATGTAAAGAGGTGTACAAAAAATGGATATAGGTGTACAGATTGTGGAAATAGGTGTACGAAATGTGGACAGTTAGGTGTACAAGAAGTGGAAATAGGTGTACACTTGCTATTGATTTGTACACCTATCTGTGATATACTCTTATACGAGAGGAGGCGTGATAAGATTGTCTGATATTAAAGGCGGGAACTTGGTTGAAAAAAGCAGACAGCTTGTTTGGGCAAAGTTCACTGATTATACAGCAGGAGAACTACGGTTACTTGAAGTGTATCTTAGCCGCATCAATCCGAGAGACCCTGAAACTTCAACGGTTCAGTTTACGTTACAAGAGTATTGCGAGTTTTTGGGGTTGAAAATCAACTCTAGGAATTTGAAAGCACAGGTCAAGCATTTCATCGACAACTCTGTTGAAGTTCCTAGAGGTGACGGTTCAGGCTCGTTTGACCTGTATCCCCTGTTCAGTAGAGCAACTGTAAACTTTGAACCTAGTTTAATGAATATTACTGTGTCATTGTGTTGCAATCCGCTTCTGCAACCTGTTTTCTTCGACATTGCGGAGCGTGGATATGTCAAGTATCGCTTGCGCTACACAGCGAATATGAAATCGCAGTATAGCATTTTGCTGTATTCAATTCTCCGAGAGTTCATCGGACGTGGCGTGAGCCAGCCCGAAATTACGTTGGATAGATTAAGGGAACAGCTTGGTGCAAGAGAACCTAGCTATCAAGAGTTCAAGCATCTTAGGCGGCGTGTCATTGATATTGCGGTAGCTGAAATAAACGAAGTATCAGACCTGTGCGTTGAATATGACAAGGTCATGAGAGGCCGCAATGCGGTTGCTGTGAAGTTCAATGTAGCTTTCAAGTCTAATGAGCCAGTCATAGACGTTGAAGCCAACGAGGTTGAGAGCGTAGAGCTAAAAGATGTTCCAAAGAGCCAACGACCTGCCAGAAAGCCCCGTAGCGGTGCATACGAGGATGTGGATTGGGCATCTATTGCGCCGGAAATGTCTAAAAGCCAGTGTATCTTGACCGCAAAGCTGGTGGCAAAGAGATTACCGGAGAAGTATCCGAACATCAAGCCTAACAAGAAAAAAGAAGCCGTTGTGAACATCATTGAGAACGCATACAGGATTCTTGTCAGTGAACGGCTTGATAGGATTGAAAAAGACCCCGGTGCTTATATGTACTCAATTTTGAAAGAAGCAGACCTTGACGATTATGCTACGTTTGATGATAGCTTCTTGAAGTAGTCATACATAGCAAATAAAAGAAAGAGTGATAAAATGGCAAAAATCATAGCTGTCGCCAACCAGAAGGGTGGCACAGGAAAGACCACCACAAGCACCTGTCTGGCTGGTGCGTTGCAATTGCTTGGCAAGAAAGTCCTGCTGGTAGACTGCGATGCACAGTGCAACGCAACGGACACCTACGGCGCACAGACAGAGGATGTATGCACCCTGTTTGACGTGATGACCCGGCAAGGCACGGTCGAAGAAGGAATCCAGCACTGTGAAGCTGGCGACATTCTGCCGTCCGACAGTGCATTGAAGGACATTGACGAGCAGCTTGTCCGGGACATGGGCAAGAACTTCCGGCTACGAGAAGCCCTTGAAAGCGTGTCCCGGCAGTACGATTACATTGTGCTGGACACTCCCCCGCAGCTTGGTCTTGCGCTTGTGAACGCACTGATCGCCGCCAACAGCATCATCGTGCCCATCACGGCAGACCGATATGCGCTGGCTGGTTTGAGCCAGCTCTCGCAGACCATCGGCGATGTTCGCAAATACTTCAATCCGACTTTGAAGATTGAAGGTCTGCTTCTGAACCAGTACAAGAGCCGTGAGAACCTGTCCAAAGAGGTCGTGGAGCAGCTTCCTGTGATTGCACAGAGCATGGGAACAACCCTGCTGGACGTGAAGATTAGACCGTCTATGGGTGTTCGTAAGGCACAGGCAGAACGTCACAGTTTGTTTAGCGGCGACACGGCAAAAAGCACCAGCGCAGAAGATTTCAAGGCGTTGGCGCAGAAAATTGTAGAGGGGGATAACAATGAGACTCATTGATTCTGAAGAACTCGTAAATTACTATTTGCAGAACCAAGCTGACCAAGCAAGATTTCGCAGTGAAATAGCAAATGTATGCGATGTTTTAGAAAATGTGATTTGCCATGTAAAATTGATGGCTGAAATTCAGCCGAAAGAAACGGCAAAGTGGGAAGTTCATCATCGAGTGGACGAGAATGGAGTGCATTGGGATTGGCTAGAATGCTCAAACTGCCATTATAAAATTGCACGTTATCCGAAAATGTACCGTGAGACAAGATTTTGTGCTTGTTGCGGAGCAAAGATGGAGGATGAAGAAGAATGAAGTCAACCAGCAAAAAATCCTCAGGTCTACTTGGCGGCTTTGATTTTCAGCCTATTTTTTCGGAACAGACATTAAGCCGAAGTGAGCCAAAGGAAGAAGAAGTAAGCCAAGCAAAGCCGAACGAAGCCGAACAAGCACAGATTAAGCCCAGTGAAGCAACAGACAGCCGTACACAGCCCAATGAAGCACAGTTAAGCAGTATTAAGCCGAAGCAAGCCAAAGACAGCGAAACGCAGCCGAACAATGCTATAGTCAGCGAAAGTAAGCCAAAGAAGCTGAAACAGGCGAAAGAAGTTCAACGTCTTATCGAACAAGGTGATGTTCCAGGCGCACTAGCCGAAGCTGGTTTGACAAAGAAAAAAATCCCGATGCCGGAATCGCATCAGGGTGTTGCAAGCGGTGATGGCAAGCGTTCAAAGCGTATTACCATCCTTATGAGTGAGGAAGAACGCAAGTACATCAACCGTGAAGCAAGACGGCACGGAATGACGATTGGGCAGTTCGTGTACGCTCTGGCGGTTGCAGCGGCAGAGGGGAAGATTGAGTTGGAAGATTTTCTCGAAGATTGAAGCGAAAATAAAAAACACGCATTTTCTAACGAATTGACGTTGAAATGCGTGTAGTTTTTGTGCACTTGACTTTTGTATAAACATATGGTATATTATGTTTAGGCGTTAGTTTGCGAGGTGATGATATGACGCCGAGAATGGGTCGCCCTATCGTTGGCAGTGAACCCAAAAATAAGCAAATCGGTTTAAGAGCAACCGAAAGTACGGTAAAAAAACTTCAAATTTGTTCTGAAATCACAGGCAAAACGAAAACAGATTTGCTTGAAAGCATGGTTAATGAGCTTTATGAAAGGCTGACTAAATAAGAAATCCCCTAACACTGTCATAAGTCTTGGCGGACGAACAGTGAAAGGGGATTATAACACCATACAACTATGGATGGTAAATCCATTATATCATCTTCATTGTTGTATTACAAACAATATTTTGTAGTAAAGTCAATGAACATTCCGGCAACGAAAGAAGAAATTCTTGAAAACTTCAAGAAAAACAGCAACGGTCGTCCGCTGAATGAGGATGATTATGAGATTGCGGAAGCATTATCTCGCATCACTTACAAGGCGTATGAGGTCGGCATTGAAGATGCCAAACAGTTAAATATGGAGGATATGATGGATAACAAGAGATGTAACGCACTCCACGTTTTTAAGAGCAAGGCCTTTGGTCAGCTTCGCACAATTGAAGAAGATGGTAAGATTCTTTTCTGTGCTTCTGACGTGGCAAAGGCGTTGGGATATAGCAATCCGAGAGATGCAATTTCCCGCCATTGCAGGGGTGTCGTGAAACGCGACGCCCCTACACAGGGAGGAGTCCAAGCAATCGCTTTCATCCCAGAAGGTGACGTTTACCGTCTTATCACACACAGCAAGTTGCCCGGCGCAGAGAAGTTCGAGAGTTGGGTTTTCGATGACGTTCTTCCGTCTCTGCGAAAGGATGGCTATTACAGTCTTGCCCCACAGGAGAACAAGCCCGACACGCAGAACGATGCAGTCTTGCAAGTGCTGATGAAAAACACGGAAGTCCTGCAAGCAATCGTTCAACAGAACCAGCAGATTATGATTGCACTTACCAACCTGTCTGTCAACGATGCAAAGCGCACGATGGAAATTCAGCCTTACACTTCCCATCAGGGGCAAAAGGGTGACGGCAAACGTAGCAAGCGAATCACAATCCTTATGAGCGACAGCGAGCGGACTTTTGTTACGAGAGAAGCACGCAAGCACGGATTCACGGCAGGGGAGTACATCTACAATCTGTCCGTTGCGGCATCGAAAGACCAGATTGACTTAGGCTGAATTGGCGGCTGAATTTTCAGCTCTGATAGTAAATAAAGAGGGGGTCTGCCCAATTTTGGGCACACCCCCTCTTCTGTTTTACTTATCAGCAATGCAATCCCAGTAGAGATATGCCTTGCCGTCTGCGGCATCTGCGTCCTCAAGGAACGCCTTTGCCATGTCAGCGTAGAAGCCCGGAGTGTCAACGGACTGACGCTTTGCGACCTGACAATAATCCGAGTACATCATGTTCATGACAGCCCAGAAATCGTTCGGGTCGCAGGTGATATTGCGCTGCTTGGCAACGTCCTGCGTCTGCTCTAGCGTCCAGTGACAGCCCTTCGTGCCGTCAGCGTTTACCATACTGTCGCACCATTCCTCTGCTTCATCGTGGGTGAGGTGCTGGCGTGGCATCTTGATCGAGCGGCTGTCTGCACCGCCACGTTCGTACTGTCCAGACCGTTTATCCCAGTCGCCGTTCTGCGAGAAGCCGATTTGCGGCATCTTGCGTCCATACTCTACGTCAGGATAGCGGGGGATAGGATAGGGGTCGATGTAGCGGTTCTCCTCCTGCGGATAATAGGGATAGCGGTCGTTGCCGCCTTCCAGTTTACGCAGACGGCGTTCCAGTTCACGCTCCCTGCGATCACGCTCTTCCTCAAGGCGGTCACGTTCCGGCTCACGGTCTTTGTCGTGTTCACGGAGCATCATCATGCGGCGAAAATTAGTCTTGCCCATAATCTATACCTCCTCAAGAAATGGACGCGGGTGCGCCAGCGTGGGAACGGCAGAAACAGCCAAGATACTTAAACGTGCCGGTGCCTGTTGCAGACGTTGCCACACGGGTAGCGTAGCGGGTGCGGGTGTGGATGCTCTCGGCTGTCGCCTGAGCGCAGTTGCAGTCGGTCAGAGGGTATGCGGTAGTGCCTGCGCCGATGGTAATGACCACAGGAGCGTTGATGGTGGTCGTGTCCGGGATACTCTGGGCAACCACGATGCAATACTTCTCTCCGTCCTGGTATGCGCCAGCAGGGATGTTGATGGTCAGCGTGTCATTAGCGAAAGTCACCGACTGGCTCAAGACCAGATGGGGGCAGAGTTTGCAGCTTGTTTTGCAAGCCATAATGTTTTCCTCCTAAAAAATCAGGGGCAGAGGTGTCTCACCCCTGCCCCGATGGTTCACCCGGTGTTATCGGGGAGTGTGTTGGTTAGCAGCCGCAGCAGTTCACGCCCACGTTGGGGTTTGCCACCTGATAAGCGGGAATCGGACGAGGATTCACACGGTTCAGGATGGTATCAGTCTGCTGGGACATCACGGTGGTCAGAAGCGCATTCTGACGATCCTGAGAAGCCGCGAACTTCAGGCTCTGGTTCTCAGCGGTCAGAGTGGCAATCTTGTCCTGCGTGAAGTAGTCCATCATGCTGCGGAAGTTGGCGTTGCAGTTGTCGATAACTGCGCGGGCGTTGTCTGCGATAGCCTGACGGGTAGCGCAGTCCTCCGTTGCGATGGTGTACTTCAGGTCGCCGATCAGCTGCTTGTTCTCGCAGCAGCAAGATGCCAGCTGCGTTGCAAGTGCGGTCTGACCAGCCTGCCGTGCGTTGCCTTCCTGCATGATGGCAAGGTTGATGGCGTTGTCGCCGTTGGACACGCTGCGTTCCAGACCGTTCACGAGCTGTGCGTTCTGGTAGCCAAGCTGACAGATGGCGCTGTTCACGCCTGCAAAGCCGTTCGCGATGTTGGTGTTGACGCCGTTCATCTGTGCCAGCTGGTCATAGCCCAGAGAGCAGATGCCGCTCTGGATTCCCGCCAGAGAGCGGGAGGTATCCTGCTGGTAGAAGCCCTCAGACAGTGCCGCGCGGGTGTCTGCACCGCCCTGACCAGTTGCGCCAGTGCCGACCAGATAGGGGATGTAGCTGTTCATGCCGTTGTCGCCGCCGTTCCGGCCATAGCCGTTAGTGCCCCAGCCGAAGATGATGGCGAGGATGATAACCGCCCACAGACCTTCGTTGCCGAAGAATCCGCCGTTGTTATTGCCGCCGTCCTGCCCAGCCAGATAGCCAGTTGCAAAATCGTCCATAACAAAACTCCTTTCAGTTTTGCGTTATGCTATCCCACCGCCGTATGCGATGGGCGAAGCCAAACAAATGCGGTTTTTGTCAAGTCCGCAAAACTGAGAAGCGTTTCGCTTAGAGGGATGCGTTATCGGGGCAGCGTCAGATTCAGGACGCTTGCCAGCTGGTTCAGGTCGATGCCACGCTCTTTGGCAAGGTTCTGCGCCATCGTTCGGAGCTGTGCTTCGTTTTTGCCCTGAATCAGGTTCAAGCCCTGCATGATGGGTGCGCTCTGCCCACCCAACTGCTGGATAAGCCCCATCGGGTTTTGCCCGGCGCGAGCCAGATTTGCAAGCTGCATGATAGGGCTGTGAGTAATCATATCAAACGGAGAGGGCATCGTTTATTCTCCTTTCTTCGCTGCGGCAGTGGGCTTAGAAAAGCTCTTCTGCCATTTTTCTAGCTCATCCAGTCGGTGCACGAGGGCGTTGTACTGCTCAATAGGCACATACTGCTGTGTCGGTGCAGCGGTCTGCTGTGCCTGTTGTGCTTGCATCTGCCGCCATGCTTCCGGGCTGTAAAACTCTAACACGTCAGATTCGCAAGTGTTTGGATTCAGACGTTTGCAGTAAATGACCCCACTACGCAAATCCGGGCAATACGTCCATCTTCCGTATAGATCAGACGGTATCGCCAGAAATTCTTCCCTGCTGGAAACAGGTCTGCCAAGCAACCAGCCGCCGTCCTGTGCCGACTGCTGAACAGGCTGCTGCCCATTCATCGGCTGCGGACGCTGCGGTTGTGCCTGTTGCATCTGCGTGTTGGGCAGGGAAGTGGCAAGGCCTACCGTGCCCATGCCGCCGTAAGGATTGACAGGCTGCTGCGGAACGTAAGGCGTTCCGGGTGTTGGATAATAACTCATAAAGCATCCCTCCTGATGTGACCAGTGTACCGCATCGACAAAAAGTGAAGGGCAACGAAGGTACAACGAAGGACAAAAAAGAAAAGCGCCCACACGGAAAAATCCGCATGAGCGCTTAACTATTAAAGGACTTCGCATTGGAAGCAAAACTAAAATATCACGTTTCTGCTTGCAAGGCAAGGGTTTCGACAAAACTAGTGCGAATAAAACAAAATCCCCCACTTTGCCTACAACGTACCCCGCGTGGCACGCAGGACTTCGGCAAAGCAGGGGATTTCAGATATCCGCCCTCTTGTGCTTCTTCGAGAGGCCGGGTGGATTTGTTGATGTTATTTTACCACAATCAATCTGTTACGACAAGAACCAGTGCGGGGCCGTTGACGCTGACCGCTGCGTCCTGATAGGGCTCGACAACAGTCGTTTCCACGCCCTCGCGTTTGCGAAACTCTGTAATAAGATTGGCGGTCGGAACATTTTCGAGGTTCACGGTGAGCTCCTTTCGTCTAGCTTTTCATCAATAACTTTCAGCCGGTAGCCTATCGCCGTCCGGCTGTAATGTGTCTGTGCCGCAATGTCCGGCAGCGGAAGCCGCTCAACGTACCGCAGTAAGGCTATCTTACGGTCTACCCTCCCAAGCGGTGCGCTTTTGATGGCGGAGATCATCCTCTGTCGGTCAAGTCCTTGCAGTGCAGCGGGCAGCACTACACGAGCCGCCGCCACAGGCAGCACCGAGCCAGAAAGGCTGCGGCAGCTGTCCGGCGTTGCGCACCATACTGCCAATGACGGCGAACCGGTGACAAAACGTCACCATTTTGACAACGTCGGCAAAATGGTATGTTTTCGTGAGGTCAAGAAAACGTTCGTGTATGGCGTACATTTTGTTGACGTTAACAAAATGCTCGTATGTAGTGCTTGCCATGATATACTCCTTTCAGCGAGAAATAAGCGGGATAGCCCAGAATGGGAAGAAAATGCACCAGTATAAAAACCGGGTTTTGAGGGGAACTGCAAGATTTTCTTTTCCAATAGATTTGCAATCGCTTTTCCATATAAAAAAGAAGGGCGTAAATAGCAAAAGCTGTGCAAAAATAGAAATAAATTCTGCAACCAAAAAGTTTTTTATTTCCACGGTGCGTTCCTTACTGCTTTTGTAGCGCCGCTCGTGCCCGGTCAAAGAAAAACTGGATGACCTTGCTCATGGTCTCTTCGGTGATAGCCCAGCTGACCAGCTTGCCCCACCGGCTGTTATCCAGATAGTGGCGCAGCATCTTGACGCACCACGCCTTGCGCTCTGCGCCGCGCTTGGTGCCCTGAATCTCGTGCTCTGCTTGGTCGATGAGGTCAAGCACCAGCGTCTTGACCGCTGCGCCGTAGCCCAGACGGATAAGCCCCAGCACAAGCGACACAGCGCCCACAACGATGAGCGCCAGCGCCAGCCACGCGGGCAACGGGGTGAGAATAGTGTTAAGAATGGTTTCCATATGTTACTCTCCTTTCTCTTTTTCGAGGTCTTCGATGCGGTGGTTTGCCACCTTGATTTGCTCTTCCAGCACCGGGATGCGCTGGGCGAAGTTGTTATGCGCCCGCACTTCGCGGGTCAGTTCTTCCAGCTTGGTTTCGGTAACAGCCTGCTGCTTGTCCAGCTTGGCGTCCATGCTCTTGTCCATGCTCTGGGCGGTGCGGTTGTTTGAGACGATCACGCCGATCAGGCTCAGACCGCCGGTGATGATTGCCACGATGATTGCTTCGCTCATGCGCCCTCCCGAAGACGGGTCAGCCCCTTCTTAGCAATGATTTTAGCATAGTCCTTGTAGGGCACAGACAAATCCACGCCGGAAATCTTGCCCGGTATCGCGTCCACAACGCCGGGAATCTTGCCCTTGCTGGTGTACTGCCACAAACCGAAACTCCATTCCGGTACGGGCTTTTTGCTGCGGTAGGCTGCAAGCCATACATCGTATGGCTTGAGCGCCGCGCCGGTCATGTACAGGTTATCACGGCCAAAGTACAGCCCGGTGTACAGCATGGCGTAAAAGCCCCAGCGCTCCATAGTGCCTAGCGCATGGGCGGCAATGTCAGTCAAGGTCTGCTTGTCGAGCGGTGCTTGCACATACTTGTCCTCAATGTCCACCGCAACAGGCAGCTGCACCGTCTTGCCGGTCAGCACCTTGCGCAGCAGGGCAAGTTCTGCGTCAGCCTCTGCCGTGTTGACCGCCTTGCAGTAGTAGTACACGCCACAGGGGATGCCAAGCCGCTGGCACTCACGGTAGTTGCGCTCAAAGGTGGGGTCGATGTACGGCTTGCTGGGCGCGTCTTTCGCGCTGTTGCCCAGCGCCCGCAGCATCACGCCGGAGACAAGGCCGCTTGCCTTGACCTTGTCCCAGTTGATGTTACCCTGCCAGCGGGATACGTCCATGATGGGGAGCATAATATCAGTCCTTTCTTTTTTATGTTGGTGGATAGTCAAATAAAGCTTCTTTTAGTTAATTACATCTATTACGCTTGTTTCCGTGTCTGTACCGCTGTAATATACAACAATAATATTATTGTTGAACTTTACAGAATTTGCATTTCCAGCATCTTGACCCACTGAACCGCTTGCTATATTAGATGGTTCACCCCAACTTGTTGCTGATTCAAAAACAGTAGAAGCGATAGCTTTTCTTTTCTTTAATTTTCCGTCAGCTCTATTATAGTAGTAAACTGTAATATATCCGTCGTCGTCGTAGATAAGTGTTGGTGTACTCAAATAAACATCTGTAATGTTTGTAATTTTAGTTTCCCATGTTTTTCCAAAATCGCTCGATTGAATTTGAAACATTGCAGCACTGTCCTCAGAGCGTCCCAGTGCAAGAATTTTGCCATCACCAATATACGTCCCAGAAATTTCAGTAGGAGTGACGGACTGTGTTGTTGGACTTGCAATTTCAATCTGACTCCATGTTTCTCCACCATCCTTAGTTAACACATATCCGTATGAATTTCTGTTTGCTCTATATGTATTGTAAAAACTAATGACACCTACTGTAGGAATATGAAGCGCATCTCCAATATGACTTGGTTTTATATCAAAAACAGGAGAACTTTTTTTCGTAAAATTGATACCGTCAGAAGTTTTATATAAATCAAAGGAACAATCTGCATTTACTGGCGTTCCTTTTCTATTCCAAAAATTAATAACTCCTAAAGAATCATGTCCGAGTCCTGTTATAGTATCTCTGACGTTTTCTGTAGATATTATTTTTTTCGCTTTTGACCAAATAACGCCATTCAGACTTGTTTTTGCAAATATATCAACATTAGTATTGTCCGTATGACTTTTACCACTCGAATAAACACAAACTAATTTATTATTTACTGTTCCAATAAAAGGAAAAGCATTATACCCATCATCTGTTGTTACATGGAATCCTTTGTTTTTTACGTTATCAATGCCAATGGCCATTAAGAGATTATTAGATTGAACTGCAAGAACATCTATTTCAGACCTTACTTCGCTCATTTCTATTTCTGTATTTTCTTCAATGCTATTTGTTTTTGCTTTTAATGCTTCTATTTTTTCTCTTGCGACAACATCATTAGCAGTAAACGGATTTATATAATTTGTTTTATTACCCTTTTCAATCTGAATTTCAGATAAAGTCCATGTGTTGTTACCACCCGTAGAATGTCTAATCCTCATATACGACACGGATTTTGAAAAATTAGTTCCATAGGCATAATTTGTTTCGATTTTGGAATTATTTAACAGTGATAAAGTATCGTGAGTTCCGTCCGTGTAGTAAAACTCAAACTGAATTCCATCCCCATCTGTAGTAACAGCACCGTCGTTTTTTGCTTTTAATGATAATGTATATTTTGTGTTAGGTTCGAAAGAAATCGGATAGTTATTTTCTTTATACGCAAGTCCTAAATTTCCCGCTGTCCCAGTATAAGAATCCCTATCTTTTGTCCATCCGCTTGCATTTAATAGCCCTTTTGGATTAAAAATATTTTTTGTCTCGGTTATTATATCGCCCAAATCTTCCTTTAGCTGATTTTCCACCCCCTTTGCTCTTTCGCTCTCCGCATTGACCGCCTCTCCCACCTTTGCCGCATCCGCCGCCTTGCCGGAGAGGGAGAGGGTGGGGTCGATGATTTTATCGACAACGCCTTTCGTTGCGTTTGCGGCAGATTCAACATCCACAATGCCCCGTTCGATGTGGTTCAGCTGCGAAGCGGTAAGCACTTCGCCGTTTGCAAAGTTCTGCTTTTGATAGCTCATTGATAAGTTACCTCCTCTTCATTTTCGTTAGTTTGCGTAAAAGCTGTTTCTGTTTCAGTATCAACAGGCTCATCGACTTTTGGTACGGGACTGTATATCAAGTTGATTCCATCCCACAAATAAGCTGTATAAAACCCTTCTGTCATTCCTGACAGGTCATCAAACAGAATTTCATCCGGTGGCAGCGGGTTTGGAATAACGCTTTCATGACACCACCCGCCACCATACAATCGACCATCCAATCCGACTTTGCACTTGAACTTGAAATGTTCCATGATATCCACCTCACATAAAACCGTATAGTTCCAACGGGCGGCAAACCTTATCGTTTTTATTAACACCATCAGAAATAGGAACTTCCAAATGTATCACGCCAGTTATAACGTTATTTTTATAGTCGGACGTTCTCTCGTTTCCATTTCCGAAAGTGATACCATTATATGATACTGTTACCTTTCGCCAGTGTACCGTATTCCACGGATAAGCATAAGAGTATGTTTGCCCATTAACAGGAAGAACAACGGTAAGTCTACCAGCACTGCCGCCCCCTGCAAACCATGTTCCGTCTTTATAAGTGTCGTAGACCAGCATTACAGACGAATAGGACGAAAGGTCAATTTTTGTAGTTTGCGCAGTGAATTCTCCTATTGGATTTCCGAAAGAATCTTTTTCGTAAGGCCATTCAAAAATTTTACTGTTGCGAATGCCATGAAAAGATATTCCACCGCTGTATATAGAAACGCTTCCATAGCCATCCGTTATGTCTATGCCATTGTCGTTTATAACAACCTTATTGTTTCCGCGAACGACTTGTACGTTTTGACCGGTGATTTGAACTTTTCCTTCCCAGTTGCTACGAGTGATGACCAACCCATTTTCAGGAGTAAACGTCATCATGCTATAAAGCTCTTCTTTTGTTGCCCGCTGGTTTATCTTTTCCAGATTTACCCTGTCCGTTGCCGCCTGTTGGCTTGTAACACCGCTTGTAGACTGCGCGTAAAAAGAGCTTGTGACCGTTTCTCCAGCGCCGGAAATCGCTGTGTTGCAGTTCAAAGCAAGCGTGACGTTGGTAACGATGGTATCGTGCACAACGCCGTCTTTGTCCTTGTAACGTATCATGTCAAGCGGGAACAAATACGGTGCAGACTTGATGGTAGCGCTGTATGGGCGGTAGGCAAACCCACCGCGTGCAGCTTGCAGTTCCTTCAAAACGCCCTCGTAGGCGTTGGTCAGGAAACCGCAGTCACTTAGGTCAAGCGTGTAATCTGCTGTGCCGGACAAGTATGTGTTGCCCTTGCCATCGTCACAGGTGAAGCCGGTAATGGTGATGTCGTTCTCCAACATATCACTGGAATAGCGCTCACTTGCGGTAATGGTCACGCCGGTCTGCTCATACCATTTCAGCACAAGCCTTCCGCTGCCATCCATAAACGCGCAAGTGCCGGTAAGTTGTGCACACCATTGCAAAAGCTGGCGGTATGTCAGCTTCTGGTTGGTATCCGGCAGACCGCCGATGCTGAAATAGTGGTTTGGCAGCACCGAAACGTCTGTTGCGAGCGTGACATTGCAGATGGAGCAGATTTTCTGAATAAGCGCGTCAACATGGATAGGGAAGGAGAGTGCGGAAGCGTTCACCTCACGGTCAAACAAGACCATGTAGTCCAATGCAGAGATGCTTATAGTGCTTAGCTTGCGGGGCGGGGTATCAACAATAAACAGCCCACAAGGAACCCAGTATACTTCCGTGTCTACACTGTAATCACCAAGTCGACCAGTGCCGAGAATAAAGTTTCCAAGACCTTTTGCAAAGCCAAGAACAGACTTGCCAAGAATGAACTTGCCCAGTTCAGAGGTGTTGGCTGCGTGAATACCAATTTTTACGTTCAGGACGGCGCCCTCGAAAGAAACATCGTTGAATTTGCCATCGTAGTTCCGCAATTTTAAAGACAGTTCAGACGCGACCGCAGAGCCGACCTCGATTTTACTGTTGGTCACGCAGTACCGGTCAATCTTCAACCCGCCCTGAATAATATCTGCATCGGTGATGGTGAACGTCTTGCTGCCAGCAGTAACCTCAATAAGGGCAGTCTGTTTGTTGCCCTCGTTGAAGGATTTTATAATATCTTGCGATACATTGACCATCAGTGTGCAGCCCTTTCGATGATGTTAAAAGATATCCCTTCCCAGCGATTCATGCGCGAATTATACATCGGAACAGCACGGTCACCAACGTAGAACTCGCTGGTTTTCCAATCGCCAGCCATTGCGTCAAGATAGGTAACGTTGATATATTCCGGGTTGAACGCTTTCAGGATAGCAGCGGCTTCTTTTATCGTGGTGTACTTCCATTCCAGTTCCAGCTTGACGCACTGTCCAAGACGTTTTTTGTCCATCTTGTTATCCTCTGTGCGTCCGGCATCGGATGCTGAAATGTCCTGTAACCGCCACTGATAAGAAGAGGGGCATTTAAGATACTGCCCATCCACGCTCCGAATCGGATTGTACTGGTCAAGCTCCATAAATGCCCCTCCTTTAAGTACCTACCGGGATAATTGTTTTGCCGTTGCGCTGGTTTGTTCTGTTCACTGCCTGATAGAAGCTGGACACGTTAACCTCTGCGCTCCCTTCCTTCTCAAGCAGAGCCTGCAACAGTTCGTTCTGACGGCGCAGAAGCTGATTCTGACGCTCCATTGCAGCTTCAACACCTTCACGGATGCCCTCAACGATTTGGTCATTGTTGGCAACTGCTGTGTGACCGCCCAGAGAGCCGACCATCTCTGCACCGGCTTCTCGGGCGATAAACAGCTGCCCGGCATCGGGGAAACCGCCGTCCGCAAAGCCGAAAATGCTTTTGCCAAGATTTACAAGCGCTCCGATCGGGGATAAATCCCAAAGGGTGTGCTTCGCAGTTTCCAAAAGCTTCGTACCGGTAGACTTGTTGGAATCGCTCCAAGTTCCTATCATGTCCTTCCACCACTGCATACCGCCAGCAGCGCCAAGCCCAACGCCAACGCCTATGCCACCATAAGCGCCAAGATTTGACAGAGTGCCACCGGAAGCCGCTGTGCTACCGACCGCTCCAAGCACGTTGCTTCCTGCCGAGCCAGCAGAAGAAGCACCGGCGCTTCCGATACCGAGCTTTTCTTTAAACCAGTTTATAACCGCAGCGCCCTTCGACAAAATGTAGTCAAATCCATCAGACACGATTTTGCCAATGCCACTGTCCTTGCTGAACAGGTCACTAAAGAACGATTTCAAACCACCATACGCCTGTTTCAAAGCGGGAACTTGGTCGATGACCTCACCAACTTTGGTTTTCAGGTTATTAAAGGTGGTAATGACATTCTTCACACTGTCGATGGTGTCAGACACGTTCTTGACAGCAGTGGAAACCTTAGTAAAGACAAGATAGATGCCCTCAAACGCCTTTTGAATGGCAAGACCAGCAGCACCGAAAAATCCGTTGTACTGGTACTCGTTTTCAATCTCTGCAACGCTCTTTTTCACAAAAGACCGGATATCGGAGACCGCACTCACAAAACCATCATGCGTGTTCAGGATGGACTTCGATGCAGCGGTAAGAGCATCAATAGAAGATTTGAAGCCGTTGGAAATGTCTTTGCCCGCCTTAGTAACAGCGTTGATGCCCTCTGTGAAGTCGCCCAAGTCGGTTTTCATCTTCTTGAACCAACCGCCAAAGCTATCATTGGTGGTGCGCATCGTGCGTTTCAGCGCGTTTGCGGTTTCCATCATGGACTTGCCGCTTGCGTCAACGGAAAGGCTGATAGAGCCATCGCGCAAGCCGTAGTTGTCGTCTGCCAGCTGAGAACCGATAGCCTTTACCGCGTCAGACACGGACTGAATAGCGTTCACCGCAAGGTCTTTGGCAGCGGAGATGCCGTTGGCAAGACCTTCTACGATGTAACCACCGTAGCCCTTGAAAACTTTGGAAGGGGAGTGGATGCCAAGTTCAGTCTGTGCTTCTTCTTGAATTCCGTCCGTTACAACCTTGACAGCATCATCCGCAACGCTCTTTTTGCCAACGATGCCTTTTGTGATTCCATCTATGATGTTTTTGCCAACGCTAACAGGATTGAACTTCGAGATTTTTTCAATCAGTTTTCCGAACCACTTCACGGCTTCTTTAATTCCGTTGATAACGTCAGCAATCAGAAGGATGAACTTTTCTGCAAAATTTCCGTTCGCTGCAATTGCCAACCGGTCAGCTTCATCAACGCCACTTGTGATCCAACCAACAAAAACGCCGATGTTATGAATGGTTTGGGCAATGCCCATCACAAAGTTTTCAATGAAGTTGCCGTTCATCTGCAAATCCAATCGGTCTGTTTCGGAAACTCCGTTTTTAATCCAACCAACAAAGATTGCAATATCGTTAATGATGTTTCCAATTGCGGTAACGGCAGCAGCTGCAAAGTTTGCAACGCTTTCGCCAATAGACTTGAAGGAATTGAACCAGTCAGTTTCCATTCCAAAGGCGGTTTTCTGATTTTCACTCCCAAGCCCACGAACGGCTACGGAAATAGCTTCAAATCCTATAACGGCAAGACCAGCAACAGGATGGCCGGATACGATAAGTCCGATGCCAGCAAGCGTTGTAACTAAATCCCAAACGTCAAGGTCGAGCTTCTTCACAACTTTTGAAATGGAATCAAACGCGGAAGTAATTCCTTCCTGCCAGCTTTCGGGAAGCAAATTCAGGATAGATTGCCCAAGATTGGAAAGGGATTCTTTCAGATATTCGATGGATTCTCCGAGTTTTCCATCGGTAAGAGATATGTTCCAACCCTGCCGGAACCCTTCCGCTGCGAGGTAGACAAGCGCCCTTACACGCTCAAGACCTTTTCGGAATTTCTCGCTGTTCTGATAAAGGCTTACAAACCTTGCAACGATAATGCCAACGGCAACCGCAGCTGCCATTATCGGGTTTTTCCAAAGCTTCAAGACTGCTTCGATCAAAGAACCTTCGCCTTTGATTTTCTCAAGAGCGGTAAGAACCGAGTTGCTAATTGTCCATGTCGCAAACCCGGCTGCAATTCCAGAGATAAGCGGAAGCAATTTTTCAAGTTTTGCCTTGATTTCATCAACGGAAGAACCAACGTAGTTCTTGAACATATCGTAGCCGGACAAGTCTACATCACCTAAGATGTTGCCAGCAGCACCAGCGCCAGAGCCGGAACCACCAGAAGAACCGTTGTCTTTCTGGATGACGTTCAGTTCATCAAAGCCCATGATGTAGTTTTTGAACGCCTTCGCAGCCTTGCCGGTCGCTTTAGTGGTATTGTCCATCGCATCCGTGACGCCACCAACAGCATCGCTTGCACTGCTAAAGTCCGGGAACTCCACCTTGACGCCCATCATGGATGCAATGCCAGTGACTAGTTCTTTGACTAGCTCAACGGCTGCGATCAGCGGGGGAAGGATAGATTTCAAGGCAGGGTAGAGCAAAGAACCAACAGCGCGAGCCAGACTGTTCAGCTGTGCCTGCAAGATGCGAATCATATTGGCAGGGCTGGACAGAGTGCGGGCGAAGTCTCCCTGTGCATCGGTGGTCTGCTTCATGATGGCAATGTAACGCAGAACAGCCTTATCAGCCTGAGATAAGGTAGAAACGCTCTGCGAATAGCCAAGATTAAGCAGTTCCTGCTGCAACCGTGCGTTAGAAATATCGACACCCAGACGGCGAATCGGTTCAAGTTCGCCAGAGATAGCTGCCTGAATCTTCGTAAAGGATTCCGCAACAGGGATATTCTTCAAAGAAGCGAGGTCGTAGCCAAGCTGCGTCAGGTTTTTCGACAGCACATACGCCTTGTCGCTTGCTACGCCAAACGAAGTAGTCAAACTCTGAATTGTTGCCATGTTGTTCATGGCTTCGGTTGGGTCAATGCCAAGCAGGGTCTCCATCTTGTTGATGAACGTGCTTGCTTCGCCGGTCAGTCCTTTCATGGACACGCCGAACAGGTTTGCAGCTTCATAATAGCTATTGAATTTTTCCGCTGCGTTGCCAAGATAGGTGGCAATTGCTTTCAGCGAGACCAGCTTTGCCGCAGACCTCATGAAACCATTCAGCTGGTTGGAAAGGCTCAAATAACTTTTTGCAGATTTACTGCTTGCTTTTGTAGCACCGTCAGTTGCCGCAATAACCTTTTGGATATTGGAGGGCAACTTCGCAAACGAATTTCCCACTGTTTCGATTTTGGAAGCAAGCGGGTCAAGAGCATCTGTGATTTTCTTGCAAGAAGTGGCAAAATCATCCAGTGTCTTTGAATCCAACTTGCTGCTAAAATCTGGAATTTTTGCAATGGAATTAAGTGCGCTACTTACACTTCTAAGGCCAGACGCATCAACTTTGGAAAGCGGCGATAGGCCGTTTTGCAGGCTATTCATTTTGCCTTTCAGCCCAGAAAGGTCAATGCCTTTCAAATCGACCGAAGAAATCCTAGTTAATGCACTGGCGACCGAACGGATGCCCTTTGCACTTTCAGACAGGTTCACATTGGAAATTCTGTCCATAAAATCATTGATTCTACTAAGTCCGTCCATACCGGACGAAGCAGACTTCAACGCAGAGATAGACTTTGTTAAAGTGTCAAGGCTAGAACATACCTTGCCTATACTACCTTTTGTGCGCAGTTTGGAAATAGCGGTAGCAAGCTTGTCAATGTTAAGCTCTGCGCCTTGCGATTCCGCAGAGATTTCTACGGATAAGCTTGTAATATCAACATCAGCCATTGCTATCACCGTCCTTCTGATTCATCATAAAGAACATTGCCCTCTTGATGCGTTCCTGCGCTTCCAATGCGCGTTGGTATTCGTACTCGTCCTGCTCTTTCTGGGTGAGAGGAATCGGTCTATCCATGTACTTGATGGGGCTAGACCCTTTCTTGCGGAACATATTGCCAACCGTAGAGGAAAGCGCAGATGCCGTGTAGAAACCATTTCTCCACGCTTCAACATTGGCTCTGCGGGCGCGCAGTTCTTCCGCGTCCCGGTAGACCTTTGCCAGCCAGACATCATCACGCCAGAACTGGTCATAGGTCATGCCAATAGAGATATAATAGGCTTCTACATCGTGGAACAGCTTAGACACAGAGAATGGTTCTGTATTGCTGTCCGATTCTTGAGACTGTGAGGTTACACAATCTCCCACGTTGCGTTTTTTGCGGTCTTGTCCTCTTCATCGGTGGCAATCAGAGCCTTGATAGAATTCGCGTACATCTCCATCAAGGCAGCAATCAGACCTTCCTTGTTCTCAGTGTGCACAAACATATCATCGACCGTCTTTCGGTTGATGCCCTTGTTGCGGGCAATGAACGCGCCATAGAACAGAGTGGAAGTGTTCTTGATGGGGTTGATGCCATTGGAGAACTCGTAAATCTGGAAGCCGTTGCGTTCAGTGGCTTCGGCACTCTCGCGGGTGAAGGTCAGCTCGTAAGTGTTCTTGCCATCGGGGGAATGAAAGTTGATAACCTTAGCAGCCATAATAAATGCTCTCCTTTATAAATAGGGGCAGAACCAAATCCGTTGTTCAGTTCTGCCCGGTTTGATTGATTCGATTTTTGCGGTTTAGCCGCCATTAATGGTCAGGCTCTCGCTGAACTTCGGGGTGGAGTGGAAGATGCAATTGATAGTCATCTCCACAACCTCGTCCACGCCAAAGCCGGACAGACCGACCTGATGCATACCCTGCCAAGTGAAGCCGGAACCATCCTGCATTTTCAGGGCGTAGTACTTGTCTACATTGCTCTCAGAGGTATCGTCATAACCAACAGCCTTGACGGCGGCGTAGTCGGTCTTGTTGTAGTTGGCAGTAAAGGCTTTGGTGTCAGCCTGAACGATGCCAAAAATCTGCTTCTGCATACCATCAGACAGGGTGGTTGCATCCAGAAGGTTCGGGTCAGAGATCAGGTCGGGCACATCCTTGATGTCGCACAGCTTCGTCAGAGCGGTTGCGCTGTCGCCACAGTAAAGGGTGGTATTCAGACCGGAGATAGCAGTACTCATAGAATGTTTACCTCCTTAGTTTCGGTAAATCATTCCGTCCTCTCCGATTGTTGCCCCGTAGCTGCAAGCAATCCGATAGACGGAATTGTTATACAGCCCATTCAATGGGGCAAACGATTTGCGATAAATTTTAAGCGGTTCAAGAACAGAATCCACGATGCCTACAATGGAGCGTGCTTCTGCAATGCGCCCGGTGTTCTTGTTAGAGTAGACCCGCACACGCAGGGAAACAGCAGCGTACTTGCTGTGACCAGCAGAATCAATATGTACAGGCAAATTGTTGTTTTCCTCTATCTGCACACACGGAAACCTCTTAACAGGGCGGTCATCAATTTCGCTAGTGACTAAGATACCGGGCACTTGCTTTCGCAGTTCCTTGGCAACAGCCGTGTAGATAGAGTTAAAATAATCAATCAACTATTCCAAACCTCCCTCCACGTTGCTTCGACCTGAGAAGCCATTTCCTCAACAGCTCCCCACATAGCCATAGCTGCATCGTTGCCACTGGTGTAATTCAACTGACCTTTGCCGGGAACGGTATCCACATAGGTTCCGGCATTGCCGGATTCTCCGTAGTAGTACCAGCGCTTGTGCTTGCCGTTTTCTTTGCCGTATGTGCCATGCTCCCCGATGTTATCAGGCAATGGAAGGGGGCCGACTGTTCCAGCAGCGCCCCAGCCCTGATGTGTAACGCCGGCACCAAACTCGATGTGAGCAACCGCTTGCCCCTCCGCTAAGATGGTGCAAGAAGCGCCGTTTTGGACAACTTCGCACCTGACGTCATTCTTACCGGCATATTGAGCGTTAGCAAAACGAATTTTGGCAACAGCAAGACCTTTATCTGCAAGCGCTCTTGCAAACAACTGTGCTTTTTGGTTCAGGGTGGTCTTGTATTTGCGAATATCTTCCTCAGCCTGTTTAAGTCCGGCATCGCTCAACCTCACTTTAATTTTCACTTGCAGCCACCTCTTTCAGCGCATACTTCGTGTCTGTAATATGCTCTGCGACTTTGACCACAATGTAATTGAAGGGCTTTGAAATGTCCGTCTGAAACCAGACGCGCGTACCTTCATAAAGCGGTGTGTTGCGCTTTTTGCTGGACGAACTGACAACATAGCTGTAATCCGTGAACGCTCCAAAAGGGTTTGCTTCCGCAGAACCAGTAGGCGGGCTGACGTTCAGCATCAGCTTTGCGGGGTCGCTCCACGATTCGTATGCGGATTCGCCAGTCTCGTTTCCCCACTCGTCCACAACAGGCGTTTTCTCACCAACCGGGTTTGAATACCACAGCGGGCGTTTATCCAGCGGGCTTCCATTGAACATCAGCCGATAACACCTACTCTCGGAACCACTTCATTTAGCAAGGACTGCGCCACATCGGAGCTTTCCCACACACGAGTTGTGCCATTGTTGGTATAGCTCGTCTGTCCGTTTGCGCCGATGTGGTTGTACAGTTCCGCTGCAATGCGTATCTGCAACGACTGATACTGCAATGGCAACTCGTCCGGTCTGTTACCGAAGGGGTAGCCCTGTGCAAATATCTTGTCTTTGGCGAAATCAAGCAGCAGGTCGAAGAGTGGGTAGTCCTCGTCCGTGATTTCACGGTCAAGTGCTGGGGCGATGTACTGCCCCAGCTTGACTGCCGCTTCAGAATACTGGTCTCCCATGCTGCTTTCCTCCTTTCGCCTTAGTAAGCCTTGATGCAGTACACAGCGTCCATACGCTCAAAGGACGGCAGGACGATTTCGGAAGCGTAGACGTTGGCATTGACCGGGTGGACAGTCAACTCGGTTGTAATGGCAACGCCGGTGTTCACAATGGACACGGATGCACCAGACTGACCAGACAGAAGGTCGGCTTCCTCAGGAGTAGTGCCGTACCAAGTGCTGCCCAGAGCGCCGGAAGGAGCAATTACCACCATGCCGTCAGGCAGGTACTTCTCGCTTGCGCTGTACTGGTCTGCCTTAAACATCTTGTCATACAGATGGATGGTCAGGCCGGTTGCAGATTCGATAATCTGCCGTGCTTCGCTGTCCAGCAGAACGGCGTTTGCCTTTGCGGTGACAGTCATAAACCGATTCTTCACCTCGTCCGCAGCGATCATGTTGCGGAAGGTGGCGGTGTTCATGTACACCTCAGTCACGACTTCACCCACGCTTGCCAGAACAGCATCCTTTGCAGCGTTCAGGTCAGCAATGGGAGTGGCGGTGGCAGCAGACCACTTAGACTTAGCGACACCGCTGATATCCTTAAAGTTGGTGGACTTCCAGCCGCCGTCCGGGTCGTAATTGTAGGTGTAGTTCACGCCGTTTGCCTTGATGGTGATGCCGGGAGCGCCATTGGCGGGAGCCAGAAGCTGCCAGATCATGCGCTCAGGCACGATACGAGCACCAGTGATAAGCTGAGCGGTGTCATCGTACAGACGGTTCATCACATCACGGGCATAGGGGTCGTTGCTGTCCAGAACACGCAGGATTTCCTGACGGTCTTTCTCGCCCAGATGGTAGCCCTCACGGAAGAACGGCATCTCAGTCTCATCGAACTTGAAGCCCTCGCGAGTGCGGAACGTCGCCTTTGCGTCAAATGCGCTTGGCATCAGGGAAACGCCAACGCCCTTGTGACCACGCAGCCACTTCAGGTCGAGACCGGCCTTCTTCTTGGCGGGGAACAGTGCGTCAGATGCAAAGGGCATCGCATTAGTGGGGTCGTTCGTCCAATAGGCGGCAATCGCAGCCGGGGCAAAGACTTCCTTAAGATTCAGTGCCATGTTGTTTTACCTCCTATTAAGCGTTCACGCTGATGTTGTCACGGCAGAAGATGCCGGGAACGGCGGTCTTGAGTGCCTTGATTGCGTCAGCGTCAAAGGTGAAGCTGGAACTTGCTGCTGCCTTCTTGGTGTCGATAACACCACGAATCAGCAGGGCAGCGTTGGGGTTCTCTGCCGGGTCAACGTCATACAGCAGGATGCCGTCAGCATTGATGGTCTTAGAACCAGTCTCGCCAGCAGCAACAGCTTTCTTGCCAGCCAGCGTCATGGGGTAGCCAGCCTTAACCGCAGCAGTTTCTGTCACGGTAAAGGGAATGGCGGTGTAGTCATTGGAAGCAAGGATGGTATCGTTGATTCCGTTGACCGTGTTTCGGGTAAACTTCATGTTTTCCTCCTTGTTAATGGAAAGCACTCATTGCGTCACTCGATGCCTTAGAAGTATTTGCGTTCTGCTGTGCAAGGCTCTTAGCAAACGCAACGCCTTCGCTGTCAGAACCGCCCTTGCCATCCGCACCCGGAGGTGTGGGCATATCCTTCAGCAGAGAAGCCTTGTAAGCGGTGTCGTGTGCGGTCATAAACTCCGACTGGAACTTAAACACCTTGTCCATGTCACCGTCGGCCAGTGCAGATGCAGCTTTGCTGGCAAGTTCAGCGTCATAACCCTGTGCAACGAACTTTTCGCGGTAAGATGCAAGGGTCTTTTCCTTGACGAGGTTTTCCTTGTCGGCAGTCAGGGCTTCAATCTGCTTCTGCATCTCAGCCAGCTTGTCAGCCTGTTCCTGTGCGGCATTCTCGTCATCGGTACGCTTTGCCTTAAGCTGCTTCTTGTACTCAGAAGCTTCGCCGTTTGCTTTCGTCACGGCGTTACGCAGCTTCTCGATTTCTGCGTTAGGGTCTGCAACCTTTTCAAGCGCAGAAATGATTTCATCGGCTGTCATGCCCTCTTTGTAGGCATCACCAAGCAACACATTGAGTTTCATATTGTTAATTTCCTCCTGCGTTTTTTTACCGTTGCTTCCCTGCAACGCTGCGAAATTTGTATCCCGGCTTCCCTGCCGTGTTTATAGCAAAGGGCTATTCGCCCTCTGTTTCTTTATTGGTATCGGCAGACTGTTTGTCTGCCATGTTCCCGGCATTTGTGTCGGTAGCATCCTGTTTAGGTTGTTCCTGCGGCTTCGGCGCTTTCCCGTCCTCGCCCAGCTTGCCAGCGGCAATCAAAAATGGCTTGCTCATTTCATAAGCAGCCTGCGGATCAGGGAACAGACCGGGCGTGGTGAACGCAAGCTGCGGGTCAATCGGCTGCTGAATCATCTGTGCGAAAATCTGAACCTTGCTTTGCTGGTTATCGTACTGACGGCGGGGCAGTTTGATGTTGATGTCACTTGCCATCAGCTTAGAACCAGCCGTGTCACGCAAGATTTTCAGCATCACAGACAGGCTTTGGCGTTCCGAGAACTTGAACATATTCTCGTACTGCTGCGCCCTTGCTTCGGTGTGATTCCAGCCGTTGCGGACGATAACTGCGCCAACGTTGTCAGACGTTGCGTTCTCGCTTCCAGTGGCACTGGGCATGGCAGTCAAACTGCGGTACACGTTCAACATGGAATCAAGCAGGGTCTGGCTCTGCTGCTGGTCAAGCTCGTTTGCAATCTGCGATACAGAAGCGGGCAGACCCGAAGTGGATTTCAGGCACATTGCACCAAGTTCCTTCACTTGGTCGAGAGCATCCTTGTCCACAAGACAGTTTGTAAACACCATGATGGACTGGATGAACTGTGCCACACCATCAAGGCGGTTGCTTTCAAGGTCGTTGATGGCATCCAGCACAGGGATTGCCGGTTCAAACAGACCCATTCGCTCCGGGTTCAGCTTATATTCGACCATCGGCAGCATTCCGAGAGAGTGATTCTCCGACTTCGTTACCTTGCCGTTGTCGATTTCAAAATACTGGTTTGGCGTATACACGCAAATCAGGTCGTTCAGGTCATTCTGATAATTGCGTGGGATGTGTAGCACGTTGGCGATAGGCTTGTGGCCAATGCCGGAGTTGTAAATCACATACGCCATATCCGGGTCTGGAACATCCACCAGCAGGGGTGTTTCGTCCGGGTAGTTTCCGTTGTATCCCTTGTCAGGAAGAACAATGCGGTATCCATGTCCGCACTCCAACATCCACTGCCAGAGCCGCCGATCAAGTGCATCCTTGCCCTCATACTGCAAGGCGTTGGACAGGCGGGCGATTTCCTCGCCGTCACCAGTTGCCGTTTCAGACCGCACATAAGAGCAAGGGGTGCCGCTCATGTAGCCTGTGTAGAAGCCAACGCACTCGTTTGCGTGATTCTCTACAATGCGGTTGGTGATTTCAGCGTGGTACTCCTTCGTGCGATGGAGGACAGGCTGGCTACCCAAGTAGTAGTTGTGCAGAAAGCGAATCTCGCTCTTGTTCAACAGATGAATAGGATCTGCATTACCCATAACTACTTTCAGCACGTTTGCGCGATTGATTTCCGTTTCTGGCGTTTCAATCGGTCTACGTCCGGTCAGCGGCTCATTCAAAAAGCCGTCAACAACTATCTGATACTCAGCCATGCGTTCCTCCTTTCTGGCAAAATAAAAAGCGCAGCAAGACAAACCTGTTAAGGTCTATCTCACTGCGCCAAAACTGCGCTTCAAAAGCTATTTACTTTTCCGGCGGATGGATGATTTTCACCCATCCTTCCTTTGTGTCTCCTTCGATAACGCCCTTGCATCTGTCGCACTTGAAATGGTATCGTCCGTCTACTTCGCCAAGATAGCGGTTGCAACGGACGTTTTTATAGATTGGATTCTGCCTGATACAAGGGCAACAGATTCTAACTAGCATGAGCGCTCCTTTCGTTGGATTTCTGGAAACAGGCTGTTGAGCACAGACCTGTCAGAAGCTACTGGGAAACTGTTCGCACTTCCAGCCGTGCTATTCTTCGCCCGAAGAAAACCATTGCAGCCTTTACATTCAGTTGTCGGACAGACGTAAAACGGGTAAGCTGCAATTTTGGTGCTGCATAATGGATTTGAACCAATGTATGTCCGGTTATGAGCCGGGTGCTCTAGCCTAACTGAGCTAATGCAACATAGAAACCCGGCTTGATTGGTTAACCGCTGCTCTTTGCAATGTCATGCCTAAACATCACATTGAGAGCCGGGAATAGCGGTGGAGGTTTTGGAGAATAAGTCCATGCAAAGCTAGGTAGTTGGTTGTGCTGCGTAACGGAATCGAACCGTTGCTTGCCAGCCATGGGGGAGACAGGCTGACATTCCCCAAACAATTGGAAACGCAACATATAAAGTCCGGTGAAGGTGAAAGAGTGAGAAAACCTCCACCGGTGAAAGGAGGAATATGCTTGTTGACGTGCACGCGAGTAAAATGACAAAACCCCGCGTGCAAGCTATTCCTTTAAGGGAAGCTGCAAAACTTCCTGCGTACATTATAAGCCTTGTCAAGTGGTGAAATCAAATAAATAGACCCAGCGAACACAATATATTGTGTTTTTAATCAAAATGGCCTCTTGACAGGCTCAATTTTACTGATTCCGTTGTACAATTCATCGGCAAGCTGTGCCAAACTATCCGGTGCATCATCGTTCGGAACTTTGCCAAGCTGCGTAAACATCGTTAACTGTTCCATGAACGCTTTGTACTCTTTCGACTGGTGTTTTTCGTCAAGGAAATAGAACCGTTTGATGTCCGGCGCATACTGGATGATTCTTGACAGCTTGCTTTGATTACTTGGCGCACGCTGGCTACGGACAGAGCAGTGATAGCCTTGCTGCCGAAGCATACTGTCTATACTATCGCAGTATTCATCGCCACCATTATTAGCTTCACCTCTGTATGTGTTCAATTTATGTTGAATAATTTTTCCGACCGTTTCAGGTTTGGTAACGGTTTTATCGCCATTATTGAAAACAACATCGGGAATAAACACAGAACCATTATAAACATAGGCGATGGGGCCGGATGTAAAATCGCCGCCGCCCCAAGCAATATCTTCGACCATGAGTTTCCTGTCTGGTTCTCCATCAGGCAGAACGCCGTTGAAATACCGCAGTTCATCGGCAGGGAACAGCAGACCTTCGCGCACATAGGGCTTGCCCATGTACTTTGCCCACCATGTTGCATCATCAATGCTGGCTTTCATGTCAGCATAGTAGGCATCGTCAAACCCGACGCCATAGTCATAATTGAAGTTACTGTTTCCGTTCTCGTCCACCGCAGGAATCACGCGGAATCTGTACTTCGGGTTGTCTGCATATTGGTTCTGGATGCGTCCCAGAGGGTCAAGCACGTTCCAGCGTGTACCGACCATCAGCTCCAATGCGCCTTGCTTCTTACGGTCTTTCAACTGGTTCAAATAGGCATCGTACTTGTTGTTTAGACGCTCAACGTTCAGGCTTTCCTCCAAGTCCTCAATCAAGTCATCGCTATACAGAACGCCGCCCTCACCGATTTCAACAGCACCAGTCAACGTGCCGCCGATGGAACGACAAGTCAGGGTGGGGAAGCGCTTCTTTCGGTTCAGGTCAACACTTTCGTCCTTTGCGCTTTTGTCCACAAGCTGAACGTCAGGGAAGATTTTGCCCCAGTTGTAGGTCACGGGGTCGGTGATAATGGACAGCACTTCCCCGTAGAAGCCATTGGTCAGCTTATCGGAATGTCCGCTCATAACCGATGCAACGTCAGGGCGGTTGCCCATCAACCATGTGATGAAAAATATACAAAGAGTTGATTTTCCGGTTCTCGGAGCCATCGAGATTCCCAAGAAATCTACACGATGGAAAAACAAGTCCTCAAGGTCATTGACAAGCGTGTGCAGAATGCGCCTGCGCGGCTGATAGAACTTCTTCTCCGGCGCACGGTTCCATTCAAGGTAGATGCAATAGCTGTCGAACACATCTTTTGCTTCAAACAGGTACGTCCGACCGATAATGTCATAGACTTTCGCCACGTCCTCGCCTGTTTTCATCTTGCCCATCATGGCTGCACAGACAGAGCGCAGCTCACCGGAGTATTTGTAGGCATCGAACCGCTTGTCCTGCGGCAGGGCGTCTCTCAGGTTCACCACCGCCTGAAACCAGTCCTCGTAGACCTGTGCTTCGGTCGGATTCTGCTTTGCATACGCTTTAATGCTGTCAATGATGGCGATACACTGTTTTGGCTGCATAAAAAATAGGCACCCCCTACCTGAAAATGTAAAGAGTGCCTACAACTGCACAAAAATCAAATATTCGGTTTTATTCTCCAGCTTTGAAATTGTAAATCGGCTTAATATGCTTTACAATATCAACGGTTGGAGAGATTGCGTTGATAATTTCCTGCGCTGGCTTATATGCCATCGGGCATTCATCCAACGTGGATTCATCGGCTGACGTAGTATAAATTCCGTTCATCTGCTTTTGGTATTCCTCAACGCTGAATGCTTTTTTAGCCGCTGTTCTGCTATATAGTCTGCCAGCACCATGCGGAGCAGAGAAATTCCAATCAGGATTGCCCTTACCAACACAGATAAGGCTTCCATCTCTCATATTAAGAGGAATAATCAGCTTCTCGCCCTCTCTAGCAGATACGGAGCCTTTTCGGATAATATCGTCCGATTCATCAATATAGTTGTGTACGGTTTCAAAGAAAGACGCATGGGTCAGCATAGAATTGATTCCAACGCCGTCTAAAATGGTATGCATAATTCTTGCTCTGTTCATCCTTGCAAAAGCCTGACAAATCCGCATATCATTAAGGTAAGAATCACGTTCTTCGCCTTCAAGATAGCAAAGCTCATTTGGAATATCAGGAAACTGAACATCAAATTCTTTGATTTTTTGCGAGATTTCTTGTTCACGACCCTGCGCTTTCAGTTCCGCAATCAGACGTTCTGTGGCGTCTTTTCTTTTGTTTTTTCCTTTAAGATTTGAAATAGCTACGCTTTGATGGTACTCGGCAACCTGCTTTCCGAGATTTCGGCTTCCAGTATGGATAACAAGGTACTGGTTTTTTTCTTCATCTTCGTCCAGCTCGATAAAATGATTGCCGCCGCCCAAAGTACCCATGCTGCGAAGAATCCAGTCAACATTATGCAGGCTATCTTTGCAGTCAAGCTGGCTAAGAAAAGAATCCGACATTTTCTGCGATTCGTGAACATTCATTCCAGCCGGAACTCGTTCTCTGATTACTTTATCTAACTTTTTCGGGTCGATGTGTTCAATTCCAAGTTCAGCGACAAGCATCCCACAGCCAATGTCCACGCCTACAATATTCGGAATGACTTTCTTGCCCAAGTTTGCCGTAAACCCGATTACGCACCCGGAACCAGCATGAACATCTGGCATAATGCGAATTTTGCATCCGTCAACAAAGCTCTGGTTGCAAAGCGTTAGAATCTGCTCAGATGCCTTATCTTCAATATTGTCCGTGAACACCTTTGCGGACGCATATTTTCCGTCAATCGTTTTCAATGTATTCTCCTTTCTCATTCGGTTTTATTCTAGGTTGCAAACAATGCCAAAAATTCGCTTCAATCCAGACCCGATGGTTTTCTTCACATACCGCTTATACCACGAGCATCTGTGACCCTTTCGGCATCTATAATCGCAATAGCGGCATTCACCTGTTGTCCTGCGCTTGTAAAGCCCTTTCTTCATAGATTCACCTGTTCTGTTCGGCAATCCGATACCATGTCTGGCGGGTTAGATAAATCCGTGTTCCTTTGCGTAGGATTCAAGATGAGGGCATTTCTCCAAAAGCGGATTGTCCTTGACGCATTCTTTGACCGCTTCGTCAATTCCAACTTCAAGAACATACTCTAATATACCAGCGGTTATGTTTTTTATGAACCGATTGCAACCTTCCGATTCTTCCCAATTCATCTGTTTCATAGCAATCTCCTTTTACTCACCGCAAATAGTCGGCTCACGCTTTCCATTCGAACCGAGTTTCGTCAAATAGTTTATGTATCTTTTAAAGATTGTATCGTCTTGACCAAACGAAACATAAACCGCGAGCATAGTTTGAATCGCGTTATCCGTATTTTTTGGTTCTACGATAATTTCCTCGTTTTCAAATTCGACAGTGCAATTTACTTGTTCGCAAACATACAAAAACGAGAACAGTTCTGTGCATCCGGGAAAATCGAACACTGAACGTAGTTTGATTTTTCCATCCGCTACAATTAAATGCCCATAAGGAGAATCTGCTATCAAATTAGATTTTTTCATGTTAGTATACCTTTTCTATTGATTTTATATTGCCACACCTCAACAGAAATGGTATAATACTCATGTACTATCATCCTGTTGAGGGATTGGTGGTCTTTTGTTTGTAGCAGCGGCTTGTGGTGAGCCGCCGCTTTTTTATTTTAGTTTTCCTTGTTTATTAGAAGAAAGAATGGTATACTATGGTTGCACCATTCTTTTTCCTGTTTTGATGAAGTTGGTGTACTCTTAGCGGTGGCTTGTGGTTGGGCTGCCGCTATTTTTATTTGCGTATCTTTCGACACGCTCATACCAAGTGGATTTCCCGATGCCAAGCTGCTTGCAGCACTCTTTTACGGTAATTTTGCCTTTTTGCTGTTGCTCTAATAGGCTTTCAAACTGCTGCTCGTCAACTTGCTTTTCCTGTCTGCCAAAGCTACGGCCTGTTCTGGCCGACACTCTCTTGCCATCAACAATAGGCATGGCAGCTATGCCCTCTGCCTGACGTTGCTTGGTTTTCTTTCGTTCCTGTTCAGCTACTGCGCCCAAAACCTCAATAAGGATGTTGTTTACCATTTCCAGCACCCACGTCTGATCTTGGAAGTCAATAAGCGTGGTCGGAATGTCGAGAATGCGAACAATCACGCCTTTTTCTTTGAACCATTGAAGTTCTCGCTTCATTTCGTCTTTGTCACGCCCGAATCGGTCAAATTCCTTGACGATGACTTCATCCCCAGCCTTGACAGTCTCTTTCAATCGTTTATACTGCGGACGGTCAAAGCTGCTACCTGTCATTTTATCACAAAATACATTCTCGTCCGGGATATCGAACCGATCTCGTGCGATTTTAAGCTGTCTTGCAAGGCTTTGCTCCTTACTAGACACTCTAGCTAAGAAGTAACGCATTTTTTTCACCCATCACTTGATGTCAAACCCATTTTCGACTTTTGTCTCACGAGGGACTACCATAATCTTGTATCCCATAACCCTTAGTGTTTCATCCAGCTTGTTGACACTAATGTTTTTGTGCCTTAGACGTTCATTCAAGGTTTTAAGCGGAATGTTAAGCATATCACTTAACTTCGCTTGGTTCAATTCCTTCAATTTCAAAATTTCCTTTATCGCTTCACTTGCCGTCATTTTTCTTCGCCATCCTTTCTTGATTCTATTATATCAAGATATTTCTGGATGTCAAGATATTTCTGGACTTTCTTTGCTTGCGCTTATATTATATATAAATATACTCTAGTATGTATTTATACATACTAGAGTAGTATAAGGATGTTTTCTTAGTTAATCACAATCAGGTAGAAAATTTTCTATAATAAGGAGTAATTCCGCAAAACTTCATTTCCGTAAAACTTTGGGTCTTGACAAGCATATTTTCACGCTTTATACTTGTTTCAGCGAAAGCGAGGTGATAGGCTTGGCAAGACGAGCAGAAACCTCGGAACGTGATAAGCTGCGCATGATAAGCACTCGGCTCACTGAGAACCAGATCGCAAGCATGGAGAGCAGCGCAAAGGCATTGGGCATCTCAAAAGTCGATGTTATC